ACAAAAACTGTATCTAACAGCACACAATTTAACGCTAAATGAAAAAAGCATGATGATAGTAGTAAAGAAACAGAAACAAGACAAAGTAACAGAAACAGTAACAAAGTAACTAAACAGTAACAGTAACAGTAAACATAAACACGTTTACTGTTACTGTTTAAAAAAACAGAAACATGAAAACAAATATAGATAGTGAGAGAGTTTTAAAAATACTTGCAATAATCGGATATATTTTATTAGTGTTAATTATTGTTTGTATAATCATAGTACTTTAACAAAACTGTTACAACGTTTATAAACACGTGTTAAGTTTAACACGTGTTTTTTATTTGTGGTTATGTATAACTAAATGATTAGTTAATAATAGTGTAACAATATGAGTTAATATATATGTTATACTGTTAAATTAATATAGGGGCAATTGTGGGCAGTTGTGGGTAGTTAAAAATATAATTAGTGTTATTACTTTATAACATAACAACGTTTAAAATATATATGTATTAGGCAGCATAGGGCAATACAAATAATTAACTGTATTACAATAACACAATAACACTACTATAAAATAACAACGTTTAAACGGGCGCATATTACTTACTAAATATATATGTATAACTAAATAGTAAGTTAATTATATTTAGTTAAATTGTTACTAAAATTTAGTGGGGGGCGCGGTCGGTTGGCGCGATGAAAGGGGCGTAGTGGCTGACTGTCCCGTCCATCAGTGCTAGAAAATTTTGGAACTTTTTAGGCATTGATGGGCATATTACTATTCCAGTTGATGGGCACACCCGCGCACACTTACATTGAAGCGAATTCGGCCCCCGGGTGCCAGCCCTATATATAAATAGGTATCCGAAATTCAGGCCTAGAAAAATTTTAAAAATATTTTTGGAAGGATAATGTAATCATACCCTGGGATTAGGATCTTCTCAAAAAAAATATGGATACTCCACATTGCCAGATCAATGGATTATCATAACTTTACAGTTTTACAACGTAGAAAGGAACTGTAAAGGGAACAAAAGTCAAAATCAGATGGCAGTAGTATTGTGGAATGAAGATCGTCCAAGGCAAGCATACAAATTGGCGTTGCTGGGACTCATGGACGCGGAGATGGCAGACATCATGGGAGTTAGTGTTCCAACGTTTGAAAAATGGAAGAGGACTAAAGCCAGATTCCGCAAAGCGATCAAGAGAGGGAAAACACCTGCTGACGCTGAAGTAGTTCATTCATTACATAAACGTGCAACTGGATACACGTACATTGAAGATCAGGTGATTACGTCAAAGGGGGAAACGATAGTAATTCCAGTACGTAAGCATATACCGGGTGACGTCGCGGCTCAGAAGTTTTGGCTCAGCTCACGGCAGAAGGGAAGATGGTCAGATATTCCAAATCCTAAGGGAGTCACCCAGAACACGATGAATATACTCAATGTCAACTTGGAAGCATTGAATGGACTTAATCAATCGGAATTGGAGATGATCAGGAAGATACAGCAACTAAACCAGAACAATAAGATAGATGATGGGACTGGAAGTGAGTGAAATGCGACGCACGAAACCTGCCAAGAAGGAGGTTCAGGATAAAATGCAGTTATATCAAAAGGCGTTGGAGAATCCTGTTGCTACAATCAGGGCTTTGAATAATATGTCGCTGTATCACTTCATTCAGTATTTCTGGGATGTAGTCAATACTCAGCCGTTCAAAGGGAATTGGCACATTGAGTATTTATGCAAGGAGTTGGAGCGTGTAGCGGAGAGGGTAGCCAGAAAAGAACCACGTGAATATGACCTTATTATAAATGTACCCCCTGGGACTACGAAGACGATGACGTGCTCAGTCATGTTCCCAGCATGGTGCTGGACCAAGTGGTACAAGATGAAGTTTATCTGTGCTTCTTACTCATCACAGTTGTCATTAGAAATAGCCGATCACTGTAGGAACATACTCCGCAGTGATCAGTTTCAAGAGATTTACCCAGACCTGGGTATCCGAGAGGACAAAGATACCAAATCAAATTTTAGCATTATAAAAAAGTTAGGGGGTATTCCCTACAAGCAACAAAGGTCAGAGACTGGTGGAAGTCGTTACACGACATCCGTAGGTGGCACGCTGATCGGATTTCACGGTGATATACTGATCGTAGATGATCCTCTTAATCCAACCCAAGCCGTATCGGAGGTAGAAATTGCCAACGCAAACCGCTGGATGGAACAGACCCTTAGCACCCGTAAAACTGACAAAGCTGTCACACCAACCATTGTGATCATGCAACGGCTCCACCAGGATGACCCTTCAGGTCATATCCTTTCTAAACAGAAAGAGAACATCAGGCACATTGCTTTCCCAGGTGAAATACGTAATTTTAAACAGTACCTCAAACCTCCAGAATTGGTTACAAAGTATATAGATGATTTACTTGACCCAGTTCGTATACCTTGGAAGGTATTGAAGGATATGGAGGCTGACTTAGGTCAGTATGGATATGCAGGGCAGGTGGGACAGAATCCAACTCCTCCTGGAGGAGGTATGTTCAGAGTAGATCACTTCCAAATGATCAATGTGATGCCCAAGGGTTCGGAAATAGTAATGACTGTAAGATATTGGGACAAGGCAGGTACTCAGGCGGGGGGAGCTCCTTTTACGGTAGGTACTCGCATGAGTATATTAACCAGTGGGAAGTTTCTTGTTGAAGATGTCAAGCGAGGCAGGTGGAGTACAGATGAACGAGAAAATATAATCAGATCAACTGCTGAGGCGGATGGTCCAAGAGTAAGGATTTGGTTAGAGCAGGAACCCGGCTCAGGAGGGAAAGAGTCAGCCCAGGCTTCAATTCTGAACCTGGCTGGCTTCTCCGTTTACGCAGAGCGTCCCACGGGAGATAAGATATTCAGGGCTGACCCGTATTCTGTACAGGTAAACAATGATAATTTTATACTTATGAATGGATTATGGAACCGAGAGTTTATTGAAGAACATCGGTTTTTTCCATTTAGCACTTATAAAGACCAGGTTGACTCTGCAGCTGGTGCATTTAGTAAATTAGCAGGTAAGAAAATTGCGAGGAGGATCACGTAATGTCATACGGTGTAGTGGTAAAGATGAACAATGGATGGGCTACAACTCCCAATGAAGGAGTGGTACGTGATCTGGAGACTGACATTGAGTATCCGTTTTACAGGGAACCCGTTGCTTTAGGTATTAAGCTAACTGTTTGGAATATTCATAAGCATGACTTAATTTCGTTTACCATAGTAAATGGAATAGCCACTTTACCAGTTTTGTACAAAACGCATGAAAAGAATACTGTATTTTATAACCGTTAAAACTTAAAAAAATGGATATCACGAAAGACATTCCGGCACAGACTGGAGTATTACACAGAGTTGAAAATATTACGTTTAGCTTGAAAGACAAAATGGCGTATGTCAATATGGAGGTATATGACTCCAGTGGCATGGATATGAAAGGAGTTGCAGTAAATGTAATGACTATACTTGCAACTGCTACTGACCCACAGAAAGCAGTGATTTGTGGGTTCTTTAAACAAGTCATTGCTGAAGCTACTGCAATAGCTTTAGCCAGTGTACCGGATGAAGTGTTTAATGTATAATATATAAGGTATAATAACTAAAAACTGATAGTATGGCAATAGTAGCAACAGACTGGACAATTGATAGGAGTACGAAAGTAATTTCGTATACAGGAGATGATCATGGTGAAAGTGCACCTTCTTATGCAACTGTAATACAGTTTCATAGATGGTTACAATCACTTGCGGATGATGCAGTAGCAATTCCTGCATCCAGTGATGAACTGGACATTACCAATGTTGACCCATCCCGTAGATCAACAGATAACATTATAACCTTGATAAATGGTTATACGTTGAATGCTGCAGCACCAGAGCATTTGTACGATGGTTCTATAATTCAGGGAACTGTTGGTGTTGATCAGATCATTTGGGACGGTATTGTAAACTTTGGTAATGCTGATGTTCAAATCCAAATAATTCAAGATGGTGCCGTAATAGCAGATGACTGGTGGAATTATGATGGTGCTGGATTGAATGCTTCTGCAGCAGCAGGGATATCACATAGATTCATGTTAAAGGTACATGATTTTGTAGTTGATGGTGGAGATATTGATGGTAGAAGGCTTATTGGTATAGCAAGACGTTTTAATTATACTTATCAGGAGTTTTCTATTAACGGTACTTCACGTGGTAATAACGTATTGGCTTTGGCTGATGCAGCGGATTTAAATAACCAGACATTACTTGCTACGGTAGCAGGATGGACAGGTATAACGTTGGTTACCGAAGGATACATTGGCTTGGATATAGATGATGATGGTGACGATGAATATTTCTATTCAGAATGGAATGCTGATTATCCAACAAGAACAACCAATGACTTTTATGAAAGAATGAAATGGCTTACCAGGGATGGTATGGCTACCACTCTTTTTGGTCTTGCAGGAGAACTTTTCAGAGGTATCACTCATGAGATTGCTTATTCAGGTTTAACAGGTACATTTGATGATAGTAATCCTGTTAGCTGGACAGGAACAAAGGCAGGTACTGGTCAGATACTGGCTAATAATGGTACTAATAAACTTTGGATTCAGATATTGACAGGTGAAGCTCCTGAGTCAGGGGTTGCATTAACACAAACTGTTCCTGATGCTGCTTCGGCTACTGCTGGTACAGTAACAGACAGGTCAGCTACAATAAGTAAACCGTTTATTGGAGCTTCAACAGGTTCATCTATAATTGGTGCTTATGGTGTAGGAATACAACCAGCTGATTTGGATTCTAATGATAAACTGTTTGACCTTGCAAATGATCAGTGGTCACCTCCTAACTTGGTTACTAACTCTGTAACTGGTTTAGTTAGTGGGCATGATAGGGTTCTTGTAGCACCTTGGGATGGTGTAACCTATGATGGTAATGGAGATCAAGCAATACAAAAAGATCAATTATCTTTGGCAACTGCCCTTGATGCTGATGATATTACTTCGGTAGTTGTAATAGAAGCAATTCCGGCAGACACTCCTTCATCTGGATATATAAGGGTTGTGGACGATAACGGATTTGAAAGAAGGCTACATTATTCATCTTGGGCAACATCAACATTTACCATTGATACCACTGATGGAAATGAGGACTTTAATACTGTTGAAGCCCAGATAGGAAATGATGTTTATATTGCTTACCTTGATGCTGAGGCTACTGGGACATCAATGTCATATCAGGGAACTTATTCAAGTCCAAGAAATCTTGTTGTAATTGTAAGGGATGGTGGAGGAACACCTATTAAACAGTTTATTTCAGCTTGGACATTTATTGGATCCAATCAGAGTATTTCAGCAATCAGAACAACAGACGTGTAATATGGAATGCGGGGGTTGTACATTATGTTGTAAATTGGTAGATGTTCCTTGGATGAATAGTCCAGCAGGGAAATATTGCAAAAAATGTTCTCCTGGAAAAGGATGTCTTATATTTGCCAAGGTTAATGATAGGTGTAAGGAATATCAATGTATGTACAATCAAATGAATAAGTGTTCTGAAAATCTTCGTCCTGATAAATGTCATGTAATCTTTGAAAGACTTGGGAATGGTATAATAACTGGTTTAATAGAAAAAGGATGTACAATGAATGATGATGTCAAAAATCAAATAGGCAGTTTTATAAAAGAAGGATTTTCTGTCTATATGTCGTCATTTGGTAATCCTGTTCCTGCTATTATTCCTGCAAAAGGAATAGCAAGTTCTCAGGTATTTATAGATGTTAATAATCATTTAAGAAAGATAACTTGATATGGCAGTAGCAGTTTATGCAACGGATTTAGCTGATCTTGCACTTGGTGAGAGTGGTACTTATGTTGAGTTAACTAACTGGGCAGACGGTACTCTTTCAACAGGGTATGAAAGTGATTATTTTATCCAGGGAACTGCTTGTAAGTCATCTACTGTCAAGACAACACAGAATAGTATTGCCATTGATGTTGGAGCCACAACTGTTAATGCTGCGGGAGCTGTTCTTATATGGGGTGTTGTATTTGCTCCTAACTCACTTGATACTTATGCTAACGGAGGGATAAGGTGTGCTATTGGAGCATCTTCAGCAAACTTTAGTATGTGGTATGTAGGGGGAAGTAACCAATCACCAAACCCTTATGGAGGGTGGAGAAATTTTGCTATCAATCCGACTGTCCGATCTGGGGCAGTAACGTTGGCAGTCAACTCAACTAACAGGACATATACTCGTTCATCTGGGGATTTTACTACGGATGGATTTGAACCAGGGATGAATATTTATATTACTGGTTGTACCAATGCAGGTAATAATGGAAGGAAAGTAATTGAATCTGTCACTACCACTGTTATTACTGTAACCAGTGCTACTGGATTGGTTACGGAAAGTGGAAGTGGTGATGAACAAGTAAGATTTTGTGATGCTATTGAAGGAACACCTACTGCCACAAATCAGGTTATGGGAATTGCATGTAGGATGCCCACAACTTATCCATCAAAAGGTGCTCCATTTGGACTTGATGCCATTCGTCACGGGAGATGTGAGATGAGGGTAAATGTTGGGGATAGTGGTACCCCTGCCAACTTTACTGACATGGCTGCCAAGAATGATCAGAATGAAGCAAGTTATTATTATCGGTGGGGGTTATTCTCTTATCAAAGCGGATCATTTTTGTGGAAAGGATTGATGACTTTAGGATATGGTTCAACCGATGTTTATTTTGTTGACTCAAACAAGGTTATATTTGTAGATGATACTGTTGCTGTAAGACGGGCATTTAATACTATAAGTATTGAACGGGCAGGTTCAACAGTATCGTGGACTAACTGTACCTTTGCAGCATTAGGAACAAGGTCAAGAGGTATCTTGACAATGACGGCTGCAGCTGATGTAGATATTGTCAACTGTCTTTTCAAAGGTATGGATACATTTACGTTCATGTCATCTGCCGTAATTTCTGGTACTACTTTCCTTGGATGTAATGAAATAACTGCCGGTGGTGCTATTTTGAATACTTCAAAGATATTGACTCCTACTGTTGCAGCTGATGGTTATGCTTTGATATGGAATGAATCTACTGATCCAGATGGTAATATTGATGATATGACATTTAGTAAAGGTACTAATGCACATCATGCAATATATTTTGGGGCATCTATTCCTTCAGAGATAACCATAAGGGGTGTTACCTTTACAGGTTTTAATGCTTCAGACAGTCAGAATGATTCTACTTTATATTTTGCAGATTCTACTGGAGAGATAACAGTCAATCTTGTAGGTTGTTCAGGTGATATTTCATATAAGACTGCTGGTTGTACTATTAAAGAAGTAATTGATCCTGTAACTACTCAGGTAACTGTGTTAGATTCAAGTACAGGTGATCCAGTAGATGAAGCCAGAGTTTTAGTTTGGGTGACAGATGATGTAAATTATTTTTATAAGGCTTCTGTTTCAATAGTAAGTACAGGTACCACTGCTACGGTAACTCATGCAACACATGGAATGGAGACAGGTGATTTTGTTATTATTGAGGGAGCTAATGAAGATGCTTATAATGGAGTGTTTGCAATTACTTATATAGATTCAGGTTCATATAGTTACACCATGCTTTCTGATCCTGATTCTCCTGCTACGGGAACAATAGAAGCAACATTTGCTGTAATAAGTGATGAAACGGGAAGTGATGGTATAGTAGCAGATAACCGTTCATGGTCAAACAATCAACCAATTGCAGGTTGGGTAAGAAAAGGGACAGCTTCACCATTCTATATACAGGCAGGGATAACAGGAGAAATTGATTCAGTAGCAGGACTTGATATATCTATTCAAATGATTAGGGATGAGTAAAGAAGTATTTGAATCGGGTGAGAAAGAACAGAAACAGGCTCTTGAGGAAGTCACGACAAGAAATGTTAAAACTATGATAGCTTATTCCAAGGATACACGTGAAATTGTTCGGGAACTTGAAAAGAAAGTGAATCAATTGGAGGAATATAACAGGAATCAACTTGTAGTGATTGAAGCGTTGAAATTACAATTAGCAGGAATTCAGACAAAATTATTTTCAGGAGGAACTGAGTAATGGCTATTTCGATTGATTGGTTAACTCATACAATACATATCCCACAATCAGATTTAACGTGGGTAAGTGGAACACTATATGAATTGGATACTAATCAATTTAGGTTGGATTTAAAAGCGTTGGAAGCAAGTGTATATGGTATGCCAAATTTGAAGACACATAATCATAATACGACAGTAACGATTGTTGGAGTTACTTATGCAAGAGCAATTAATATACTGGTACCATATAGTATTGAATTTGAGGATGGGGCATATTCAGTAATGTTAACTGGTTCTAACAATAATATTTTTGATATAGGAAATGGTAGATTAATACAAAATCAAGTACAGGTTATCCCAACAAACTCTGCAGGTTTGATACAGGTTACATCAGGAAGTGGGATGTCTACTGAAGAGCATGACAAATTGATGGGTTTAGGTAATGCTGGTGAGTATGATGCTCGTCTTTTAGCTTTACAGGGGGATGTTGATACTATCATAGCTTCCATACAGGATGTTGATTTAGCAATTGCAATTATAAGGAAATTGACAGGAAACAAAGTAACCAAGTCTGGGGACATTATTACAATATTTGAGGACAATGGTGTTACAACTTGGAGGCAATACAATTTAGCACTTGGAGGGAGGGTTCAAGTATGATACTATTTGTAAACGATAATAAGGGTATTTTGTTTCTTGGAGGGATTATAGTTCATATTGAAAGAGTTGTTGAATGGTTAATACATGAATCAAGAATTACAATACATTTAATATTCAATTCATAATGACAGGGATACTTATCATGGATTCTATAATTACTATTTCAGAGGTGTTTGACTCTGCAACAGTTACTAATTTGGAAGAAGATTCAGCAGTTACTACTTCAGTGGTAACAGATTCGGATATTACGGAACAGGTTACTTATAATAGTTTAATTGTATAGTCATGGGAAAGATATATGTAAACCAAAGCAAATTAAGGCTTCAGTTGAATACTGGAGTAGACATAGCTTCTGATGATATGTTGGAAATTCAATATACAAAACCTGGTTCAACAACAGTAGAATCTTTCCCAGCATTAGAATTAGAGGGAACACCTGGTGCTATTTATTATGATTTTGCAATAGGAGATTTGGATGTAGCAGGGACTTGGACGTTTTGGGCTTTCATTACATTTGGTCAGGAATCAGATTCTTTATCGGCTCCAGGGGAACCAGTTCGTATTAAAGTATTTGAGGTGGGAGGGACGTGTATATGAAGATAGCATTGGCAATATTTGCAGTACTCTGCAACGTAACGATGGATCATATCCAATATCATTGGGATATGTTATTCGCTCATTGGTTTCCTGCTGGAAAAGATCAGTGGTGGAACCCGGCAATATCATGGAAGAACAAATATAAGAAGTCATATTTTTGGACTAAAGTATTTTCCACGTTATTAGTATTTACCACGGATTTTTGGCATCTATTGAAATTTCTGTTTCTAAATTCAATATTTCTAATAATAGCTTTAATGAGTGATCCAGGTATTGAATGGTGGAAATATATTTTGGTACTTGTATTTCTTAATGTATGTTGGGGAATATTGTTTGAAATATTTAATATTGTGTACGGTTGGTTCAGCGAAAAATATGATAAATGAAAACGATAGCGTCATATATTGGTTATGTAATGGCCGTCTGGGGAGTGGTAATGACCATTTGGACTTTGGCTACGAAGAATACCGATAAAAAGTACAACGTTATAGACATACAAAAGGATGTACTGGAATTAAAGGCAGACGTAGCCAGTCTTAACGAAAAAGCAGATACGGCTGTAATATATTACACTAAAATACAAAGGGCGCAAAATGCCCAAGAATACCTAATCGAAGGAGTTGTTGTTAATCAAAATATATTAAAATCAAGTTTTGTAAAGCATTTGGAAATGGATAAGAGATATACAGAGTTAGTCACGTTTTTACAAGGATATCAATTTGATCTACAAAAAGCAGTGTCTGATAGTGTACAATTCAAAATTTTGATTAACAAAATTAAAAAGTGAGATGGTAAAAGGAAAAAATAAGAAAGAGAATCTCATACTGAATGAAGTAGAAAGACTTCATTTAGAAATTGATAAAGTTATCTCAGATCCAAAAGAAAGGGAAGAACTTAAAAAGAACTTTTCATTACTTCAACAGAAGTTCTTTTTTCGTTGGGAGGGGGTACGTGATATGGAAATGGAAGAACGTATCATTGGGATTGTAATGAAAAAGATGCACGAAGTGTACGAAGCTGATAATGCGTGTATTTGTAAGAACGTGGCAGAATCTGTAGGAGCACAACTTGCAGAGGTACTTACTCCATGGAATACTCGGTTAGGAAATATTGAAAAGATTTTGGAGGGGGTAGCTGATTGGCAGAAGAGTGTAGATGAATTACATCTTAAAATGGATAAACGAGTGGGGGAGTTGGAAGAGAATGTATATACAAAACATCATAAACGATTATTGGCTCTTGAGGAATACGTTCAACCTAAATGGGTAATTGTAAGAATTGGAGTGACAATTATAATAGCAACACTATTAACTCTGTTATTTCATTATTGGTGGGCAGAACCATTACATAAAGTTTTTATAAAATGATAAATCTACTGCTTGAACGGTTTTATATAGGCACCAAATATACGGTGGGCAGGTTGGCTGTGGATGGTCTGTACCTGTGTGATACGTTGGAAGATATTGTCAGGGACTTAAACCATGATGGGGATTTAGATGATGATGGAGAGATAAAAATTCCAATGTATACGGCTATACCATTTGGTAGGTATCGGGTGTTAATCTCCAGAAGTCCTAAATTTAAAAGGGAATTACCAGAGATACTTGATGTACATAACTTTACCAGTATAAGAATACATGCAGGGAATGATACCGATGATACTGCGGGATGTATATTGGTGGGAGAGAATAAGATCAAAGGACATTTGGTAAATTCACGTTATTGGGAAACAATTTTGGTAGAGAGATTAAAGCGTTTTCTTATATATGGGCATGAACTTTGGATAAATATTGTTTAAAACATAAAATTATGAAAAAACTATTTGAAAAAATCTTTGAAAGAGTTGCTTTAAATCTTGTATTGATGTTTGGTATTGCAATACTTGATCTTATAGGATTAGGTAGTAAAGATGGTAGGGGAATTGGATTGGGTTTTATTGTAGCATTCCTTTATTTTGTAGGCTTTATAATCTATAACATGACAAAGAAAGATGGAAAAGAGGGAAGTATTTAAATACATTATTGGAGCATTGGTTATCATAGGATTTTTTACATTGTTAATCTTTCTTTTGTTTTTACCAATCCCAGAGGTAAATAGTGATCTCTTAAATTTAGTTGTAGGAGCATTGATAGGTTGTTTTGGAACAATAGTAACATATAATTTTGGTTCAAGTGCTGGTAGTGCAGATAAAGCAAGAACAATAGGTAAGATAGCAGAAGCTAAAAATTTAAAATGATAAGAATGGAACGCACAAAACCTTATGTTGCAAAAGTAAAGCCCATGGATGGGAGAAGAATCCAAGTGCTTAGCGAATTGACTAACAGGGTCTTATTGGCTGCGAAGTTAGGACTTCAATATGGTGATATTCGTGATATATACAAAGCACTTGGATATTCAAAGGTTCTTAATTTTTCTGATTACTTTGCAAGGTACACTCGTCAAGAGGTAGCAAAGGCTATTATTGATCGTCCTGTAAAGTCAACTTGGTCAGGTCCTCTTGAATTAATTGAGGCGAATAAAGCAGAGGATACAGGATTTGAAGAGGCATGGAAAAACTTGAACAGGAAGATGGGAATGAAATCTTTGTTTTCAAGGGTTGACCGTTTGACTGGTATTGGTAGGTATGGTATAATATTAATGGGATTGGAAGATGCTAAAAATGGAGATTCTTTTGCTAATCCTGTTAATGAAAAGACATCTCATAAATTGATTTACTTAAAACCTTTTGCTGAGGATTCGGCAAAGGTAGATACCTTTGAAATCAACCCAAGCAATAAACGTTATGGGCTTCCTGTACTGTATGCCATTGAGACTACTGATATTGCCTCAAACCTTAGCAAATCCGTGAAGGTTCATTATTCTAGGGTCATACATATAACAGATGATAATTTAGAGTCTGAGGTCTATGGTACTCCGCGTTTGGAACCTGTATATAATTGTCTTATGAATATTGAGAAGATAGCAGGGGGAGCCGCAGAAATGTTTTGGAGGGGTGCTCGTCCAGGGTTTCATGGAAAAGTGGACAAAGAATATACAATGACTAACCAAACTAAAATAGACTTGTTAGATCAACTTGATGAGTATGAAAATGATTTACGTAGGTTTCTTATAAATGAAGGAGTTGATATTGAACCATTAACACAAGACATTACTGATCCTACTCCACACCTTGACACTCAATTAAAACTGATATCTTCCCAAACGGGAATACCAGTTCGTGTGTTGTCAGGTAGTGAACGTGGGGAATTGGCAAGTACTCAAGACACAACGGAATGGTTGACGTATGTACAGGCACGTAGAGAAGATCATGCAGAACCAAGAATTGTACGTCCTACAGTTGATCGTTTTATTGAACTTGGAATATTACCTAAGCCAGGAGAGGATTATACAGTACTTTGGCAGGATCTGTTTTCAATTAGTGAGAAGTCAAGAGTTGAGATTGGGAAGAACCGTGCGGCGGCTTTGCGTGAGTATTCATACAATCCAATTGAACAAGAACTTATACCACCGGATGCTTTTAATGATCTGTTCTTAGGCTTTACAACGGAACAACGTACTTATGTCAAGAAGATGAGGGATAAGATGATATCAGAAGAGGAACTGGAAGCGGTAATTAAAAAGAAAGCTGATCCTCCTGAGCCTAAGATAGCAATGCCAATGGGAAGACCAATGACACCAGCAACTAAAAAACCAGCAACTAAAAAACCTGCACCAACAAAATAATGGAAGAGGTAGTTACATATACTGAAATTCAACGTCATAATTACGACCCTACTCATACTACGGCATTACGTAATTCATTTGCTAAAGCTATGAAAGTACGTGTTGTAGAATTGAAACGTGTGATTCGTGAAGCTTTACTTGAACAGGATTGTTTTGGGTTGGATAAGTATAAAATAATTATTAATCAAATGACCCCACCGGGTTCAGGAGCGTTCAATTATTTACGGGATCCTGATAAGGTAGATGCTTTTATGCGTTGGTTACGTCAACAAGTTGATAAGGGTGTGTTATCGGTGGGAACGTTTCAGCAGTTAGGTATGTCAATGGAACAGGCTTGGACAAATCTTTATATATTGGATTCGTACAAGCGGGGAATCATACGTGCCCGTGCTGAATTGAAGAAAGCAGGGTTTCCTATTTCATCATTAGAAGAAGCCGGGGGTATTGATGCAATACTTAATGGTACTCCATTTCATATTGATCGTGTTGGTTTACTCTATACCAGAGTGTTTTCAGACTTAAATGGAATCACTAATGCAATGGATTCTATGATTAGCAGGATACTTGCACAGGGTATGATTGATGGAGACAATCCAACGTTATTGGCTCGTAAATTGATAGCTTCAATTGATGGAACAGACCTGGGGAAATTAAGTCTTACTGATACATTAGGTCGTTTTATTCCTGCTGAACGTAGAGCTATGATGTTAGCTCGTACAGAAATCATAAGAGCTTTCCATTTAGCTTCAATACAAGAATATCGTAATTGGGGATTGGAAGATGTGTACGTTAAGGCAGAATGGGTAACGGCTGGGGATGATAGGGTGTGTGAGAAGTGTGCATCTTTGGAAGGTAAAATATTTACATTGGATGAAATAGAACCTTTAATACCTTATCATCCGTATTGTCGTTGTATTGCATTACCTTATATTGAAGATATAGTCAAGTATTATAAATAAAGAAAGGAGGAACTAAATGCCTGAAATAGAAGTTAAGAAAGGATACAGTATTTATAAAAAGATCGTCCAGGACAATTCATATCCTGTAGGCAGGAGAAAACATCAGGGTAGGGATCATTTAATTGTACCTGTCATTATGATGGTGGAGGGTGTTCATATTGGAAGTTTTGGACCTCTCTTTCATTCAATTGAAGAATTAGGGAAAATACCTGAGTCTTGGAATGGGAGACCTGTTGTAATCAATCATCCTGAGGTTGGTGGAATAAATGTTTCTGCCAATGATCCGGATATTATTGATTCACAGACCGTAGGTTACATTTATAATACCTACGTAAAAGATAATAAAAAACTTGCCGCAGAAGCTTGGATAGACGAGGAAAAGCTACGTCTATTGTCGGAGGAAATTTTAATTTTGATACAAGCTGGCATGCCGTTGGAAGTAAGTCTTGGAATGTTTCTTGAAGAGGAACTGACAGCGGGGGATTGGAATGGAGAACATTATGAGGCCATAGCCAGAAATCTTAGACCAGACCACCTTGCTCTCTTGCCCGGCGCAGTGGGGGCTTGTTCTTTGGCTGACGGTTGTGGACTTGGTGTTAATAAAAGTGATGATTTGAGTATTAATTTAATTAAAAAGGAGGTATCAAAAATGGCAGACATTACTGCTTGTGCTCCTTGTGTAAAGAAAAAAGTTGATGAACTGATTGCAAACAGTCAGGGCAAATACACTGAATCGCACAGGGAGATGTTGGAAACCTTAAGCGAGGATCTTCTGGACAAGATCTCCACACCGATCGAAAAAGTGGTGGAGACTGTTGTGGAGAAAACGATTGAGGTAAACGTTCTTTCAGCTGAGGACAAGGCTGTCCTTGATGAGGCTAAAGTACTCAAGAAGGAAAGACGTGAAGCTAATATTAAGGAAATCCAGACCAATGCGAAAGATTGGACTCTGGAAGAACTTAACTCTATGAATGACAGTCAATTGAAAAAGATTGCTGGTATGGTGAAAAAGGAAGAGATTGTAGATTATTCGGTAGGTGGAGGACACTTCATTCGTACTAATGAGTCTGCAGAAGAACCGCTTCCTCCCACAGGTGTAGTTTTTAAATAAAAAAGGAGGAAAGAAAAATGGCTCAGAAATCAATTATTCTGAAAAATTATTCAGATGTATTTGAAGAGTACACCGCTGGTGGAAATATTTACCCGGGTATGCTTCTATTGATGTCCGCCGCGGACACCGTTGTTGCACACAGTGATGATGCTCCTGCGGGTGGATGTTTACCAATGTTTGCTGTTGAAGATGCTCTTCAGGGCAGGGACATTGATGATCCTTATGTTACTGGAGATCCTGTTAAAGTATGGATACCTGGTCGTGGGGATGAAGTCTATGCTATTCTTGAGGATGGAGGCAACGTTTCAGTTGGTACTTATCTTGAGAGTAATGGTGCTGGTATGCTTCAGGCGTTTTCGTCTGGTAATGGTGCAGTTGCAATAGCTTTGGAGACTAAGGACCTTTCGGAGTCAAGTGGTGTGGAAGACTCCTCAACTCCATTTGGCTTTGCCAAGAGAATCAAAATTAAAATATTATAAGAAAGGAGGACAAAACAATGCCTAGAGTGAATGTTGATTTGATTGGCGCCGATGGAAGAGTAACTGGTGATCTTGCTGGTTATATGGCGTCTAAAAAGAAGATGGATGCAAACCGTATGCGTCCGTTCTTAGGACAGGATGGTGGTTCATATGTTTCAGTTTATGTAGGAGGTGATCCTACTCTGAAATCTAACTGGATTGTCAAGCCGAGTCTGAACCTTAATGCTACCCTTCAGAGGGATGAGTGGAAAGCACTTGACGACGCAGTCGTACGTGCAAAGGAATACAGGTTGGGTGGTTTCGATGAAATTATTTCAAAAGGTTTAACATACAACCTTGGAAATGCGATGGGAACCACTGTTCTAGAATGGCATGATGTATCTGGTGAATTAACGGCAGACATGACAATGGATGCTATCACCAGAACACAGAACAACAGGCCAGACTGGAATTTCAATTACATTCCGATACCAATCATTCACGTTGATTATGAAATCAACTCGAGGGAATTGGCAGCAAGCCGGAATATGGGGAACCCGCTGGACACAACGATGGCTGAACGTGCCGCTCGTGCTGTACAGGAAAAATTGGAGAACCTGTTATTTACCAATCTCACTTACAGTTATGGTGAGAAGGACAGCAGGAACAACAATACGATTTACAGCTTTGTGAATCATCCTGACAGGAACCAGATTTCTTTGCTTAATCCTTGGACTGATTCAGCTACAACTGGTAAAGACATTGTAGATGAAATCATATCCTGGAAACAGGCAAGTATGGATGTTCGTCATTTTGGTCCATGGATGATCTTTATTCCTTCTGGTTATGAAACCAAGCTGGATCAGGATTATACGGGATCAACTCCTGACAGCAATCCGAACAATACGATCCGTTCAAGAGTTATGCAGATTTCAGGAATCCTTGGTGTTAAGGTTATTGACACCCTTGCTGCTGATACCATCTTGATGGTTCAGATGACTTCGGATGTGGTTCGTATCATACGTGGCTTACCACTGCAAAACGTTCAGTGGGGTGAAGAAGGTAACTTTGTTACCAAGTTCAAAGTTCTTACGATACAGGTTCCTCAGATCCGTTCTGATCCTGAACGTAGGAGTGGAATACTTCATATAGTATAAACAATAAATTGACTAATCAAGTCATTTTTTTAAATTAAACGAAATGGAACGTAAAAGAAGACCAACACCTGTTGTAAAAGTAGCATCCCCATCAACAACATACGTTGGTAAAATTCAATGGAAAAAGATGGGTGGTGGGTTTTTAAGGTTACCTAACAGGATCATAAAACCGGGGGATATCTTTTGGGCATCTATTAATGAAATACCTTCGGCTTTTCGTGATCAAATTATTCCTCTTGATATTAATGATTTGAAGAAAGGAGAGGACAAACCAGCTGAAGAAATTATACCAGAGGTTGTTTCTCTCTATACCAAAGTGCAACGTCCTGATACAAATTGGTATGATATTTTTGACGCACAGAATAAACGTGTTAATGAAAAAGCGTTGCGTGAAGATCAAGTCGATGATTATCTTAAGTCCTTACAGGGATGAAATGGAGTGTCCCCTTACTTTGGGAGGAAGGAGATGTATGGATACTTGGTGGGGGTTCCTCTGTTCCTAAACAGTTTGGAATCCCAGATTCTATTATAGAAAATGTGGTGAAAGGAATTTCTCCACCAAGTGCATACTCCCCGTATATGTCTGTCTTACATGACAAGCACGTGATTGGTATAAATGTTTCGTACTTGATTGGCACTTGGATAGACATGGTATTTTGGGGGGACTTGAAGTTTTTTAACGCACATAAGGAAAGATTGGTAAATTGGCCGGGATTGAAAGTAACGTGTCATGCAAGTGCAGAAAGGGTACCTTGGGTTAAATATTTGGCTAAGGATACCAAACATTCAGCTGGAATAACTACTAATAGTGATATGGTATCTTGGAATTCAAATAGTGGTTCATCTGCAATAAGTGTTGCTGCCAACATGGGAGCAAAAAGAATTATTCTGTTGGGATTTGACATGAATTATAATGAAGGTAACAGTAGACATTGGCATAACTTATATAAATCAGCAACTCCACCAAATCCAAACAGAAGGGGAGCCAATGTTAGGTTTACTCATTTGTTTTCATTTGAAAGACATTTGCACGGATTCCCTTATATAGCAAGGGATGCAAAAGCAAGAGGTATTGAAATAATAAATTTGAGTCCTTTGAGTGCTATCAAGGATTTTCCTAAATACACTTTAAAGGAGTTTTTATCAAGTAATGGTCAACCATATGCAGACTTTAGTGGAGTTAGATAATTGCGGGGTACGTTATTTAACAGATAAGGCTATTTCCCATGGGTATCTGCAAAAGTACGAGGAATGGTTTTTACCTTTTCGTGATAAAGTGATTAACATTTTTGAAGTTGGTTATTGGTATGGAGGAAGTTGTGAGTTGTGGAAACGTTATTTTCCTAAGGCTTATATTAGAGCAATAGATATAGTAAAGCCTAAGCCTAAGATAAGACGTGTTAATGGGAAACATCTTTTATCTAATTTCATAGAACCTTCAAATAGGGTTCGTTTGGATTTTATTAGTATAAATGATTTACCCCCTTCATACTTTTGGGATTTTTCTCCAGACATTGCTATTGATGATGGTTCTCATTCATTGTCTGATCAGATACGTTTTATTAAATTAGTTTATCCTGTACTTCACAAGGGAGGGATACTAATTATAGAAGATGTACAAAACATAGATTTGGATAAACAAGCATTTGACAACATAGGCATTCCTTATAAAATATTTGATTTTCGTGCCAAAACAAATTGTGGGGATAGTGTATTATTACTTTTTAAAAAATGAAGGTTTTCATTATAAATTATAACCGATTGACCCTTTCTAAGAATACTGCAGATTGGTGTGCTAAACATGGTTTAGAACCTATCTTCATTGACAATCATTCGGATTATCTTCCATTATTGAAATATTATATGAATTGTCCATATGAGGTTTATCGTTTAGCAGAGAATCGAGGACATAGGGTTATAAGTACATTGAATTTGAACACTTTGTTTGGAGTTACAGGTATGTATATTGTAACGGATCCAGATTTAGATTTTACTGGAGTACCTGATGATTTTCTTACTGTAATGCGAGAGGGATTAGAGAAGTATCCATTTGCTCGCAAGTGTGGGTTATCATTAGAAATAAATGATTTACCTAATTCTGTAGAAGGTAATTTTATAAGAAGTCATGCTGAACCTACATATTGGAGAAAGCCTTTGGACAATATGTATTTTAATGCTCCTGTGGATACGACTTTTGTTTTGTATCGAACTGAATATTCCCAGCATTTTGTTGGAAAATCTATAAGAACTAATCGTCCTTATACAGCACGTCATTTACCTTGGTATTATACGGATTTAAGTCTATTACCAAAAGATGAACAGTATTATTGGAAGACAGCGAATGGAAGTTCAAGTGGTAAAGAAAGGTTGGTTTTATGAAAGTAGTAATTGTCATAACACATCTTAATCGTCAGTATCAACTTAAAAGGACTTTGAATTCTTTTAGGAATACAAAGCATACTGATTATGAGGTAGTGATAATAGATGATGGCAGTGTGGAGGAACTTCAACTTGATTTTGATTCTTATCCTTTTCCAATCAATATTTATAAGATGGAGGATAAGAAGTGGATTAATATGGTTCCTGCTTATAATAAAGGATTTGGTAAGGCTTTAGAATTAAATCCTGAATTGATTCTTATTCAAAATGCAGAATGTATTCATGTAGGGGATGTTATCAGTTATGCTGTAATGAATATCAGATTTAATGAGTACCTAGCATTTGGATGTTACAGTTTGGATAAGGAAACAACCTTTAAAGAGGATTATGATATTTTTGAAATTATCAGACAACATAATAGAAGAACGAGAGTTTCAGGGCAAAGAGGTTGGTATACTCATCCTACTTTTCGTCCTCAAGGATTTCATTTTTGTGCAGCCATATTTACTGAGAATTTGAAAAGGTTGAATGGTTTTGATGAAAGATTTAGTAATGGATTTGCTTTTGATGATGTTTATCTTTTACATCAAATAAAGAATTTAGGATTGAAGATAAGGATTACAGCACCTCCGGCTCCTTTTGTAATACATCAATGGCATTATGATGGTTTAGAAAAACCAGAGGATATTAGACTTGTAGCTGTTAATGAAGCCCTTTGGAGGAGTTTACGTCAAAACAAAGAGTATAAGGCTTTGCATTTATATACGAAAGATTTGTAGTATGAATGTAGAAACTATCATAATAGGAGCAGGTATAACTGGATTAAGTGCAGGACTTGAATTGCAAGAGAAAGCTATGATTTTTGAAAAGGAATCTGTTCCAGGTGGACTTGCTAGATCTAAGAATTTTGGAGGGTATTGGTTTGACAAATCTGTTCATTTTTTAATGTTAAATGATGAAAATATTCATTCAAAATTAATGCCTCTCTTTGGAAAATATTTAAAACATTTCCCTCTTGTGGTATGGGTCAATACATCAGAGGGAATAGTACGTTATCCTTTCCAATTGAACATAGGAGGGTTGAACAAATTGGCTAAGGCTCAATGCCTTGATGATTTTAAAGAAGTATATTATCTTGAAAATAAGGACAAAAGTAATTATAAAACATTTCTTGAAAATACGTTTGGTAAGAAAATGTGTGAATTGTTTTTTATACCATATAATGAAAAGTGTTGGAAGTTCCCTTTGGATAAAATAGTTGCGCCAGGTCAGATTTGGAATATTCAACAACCTACTATGAGTGAAGTAATAGAGGGGTACACTTCTCCTAATATTACAAGAGGTAGGTTCAATACCAATGGATTTTATCCTAGGCCTGAAAAAGGATATCCTGTTAGAGGTATTGGTCTTATCACTAAAATATTGGCAGAGAATGTTTCAAATCTAAATCTTGTATCTGAGGTGATTAAAATAGATCCAATGAACAGACTTGTTTTTGTAAATCACCTTGGTTTTATTAATGCATATAAATATAAAAATTGTCTTTCTACAATTCCTCTTCCAAGGTTAATGGAGGTATGTATGGATGTTCCTCATTTACTTATGCGTAAAGTGAAAAAACTTCGGTGGACCACTATGTTATCATTAGCATTTGCAATAAAAGGAGAGAGGTTAAAAAATACAGGACATTACCATTATTATGCTGATCCTAAAATTCCTTTCAATAAATTAGTTTTTACTACAGAATTTGATCCTTATGGTTCCCCGGATGATGGGTATGGATTATTAGTTGAATATAAGCATCCTAATGACACACCTTATAATGAATCTGAGATACTTAAATCAATTGAAAAATCACTGGTAGAGGTTGGGGCAATCAAAGACATAAAACAAATTGTAGCAAAATATATTTGGGAAATTGATCCTGCCTATGTTATCTTTACGAAGGAAACTAAAAATACAGTGGGTAGTTGTCATGATTTTCTTAACTTATATGGAATTACTTCTTTAGGTAGATATGGTAATTGGGAATATTCCTCTATGATGGAAAATATTAAGGATGGGTTTGCTTATGCTAAACGATTGATGTTATGATTTATCTCTCTCCAAAAGTTTATTTATACCCAGGTGTGGATACTTGGTGGGAATGGTTTGAAAGAAACTTTTCCCCTACCTCTCATAGACTTCCTGCCCTATATAAGAAGGGGGATGTTGTGTTAAGGTATTCCACAATGGGAGGGATCAATACTCATCCAGCGAAATCTATTGCTTTATGTTGGGAACTTTTACCGGAATTGAAAAGAGTGTTTAATGATCATGTTTGGGATAAGTTGATACGCAGAGCAGAGCAAGCAGCGGCTTCATGCACACATCGTTTGATTACCAGTGAGTTTATGAGAAAGGATTATTCTAAATTTGGTAAGGTGGATATTCTTCCGGTTGGTGTAGATACTGATTTATTTCGTCCATATTCAGAGGATGAAAGATTAGCAATGAAAAAGAAATACAATATACCTCTTGATAGGGAAATTGGATTTTGGTGTGGTACCACTCATCCTATGAAGGGATCCCAGAATATGATTCAATATGCTAAGGATAATCCAAATATTTATTGGATTATAGTTTGGTATACAGATATTGCAAAGTTAGAAATTAACGGGCAACAATTTTATAATATCCCTCAAAAGCAAATGCCTGAACTTATGAATTGTGCAGATTTTCAACTCTCTGCCAGTATTCTTCATCCGTATTATATTATTGAATACGAAGGGATGTCTTGTAATTTGAAACAAAGGAAAATAGTTGATATTGAAAAAGATTTTGAAGCAGGAGATAATCCAAGAGAGAAGATATTTGAAAAGAAATGGGATCGTAAGACTTGTGTAGACTTGTATAGAAATTATATTAATCAAGTAATAAATGAATGATAAGGTTTCCATATTATCATTAATTTTTCAATCCACTAAATACGCTGAATTTGTGTATAATAGTGTCATGAAATATACTCCTGAGATTCAGGATAGTATGGCTGAGTTTTTCTTTGTAGCAAATGACGCTACAAAAGAGGTACTCAATTTTTTGAAAGAAAAGGAATACCCTCACTATATAAAAAATAATACTCATTATTCTGATGCTGAAAGATTTGAAAAAGGTTTTGCTGGACCAGAGTATTGTGGTAGAGTTTATATGGGGTATAATTATGGTATTCAACAGGCTAAAAATCCAGTGGTAGTGTGGGTTAACAGTGATAACTGTTTCTCTCCTGATTGGCTTCCTAATCTTAAAAAGAGGTTAGCTCTAAATACTATTGTATCCCCCAGGATAATTCAGCCTTTGGCAAGGTTTAGAAATCCCATAAATTATACACGTTGTTTGGTGGAAAACTTTGGTACAGGTCCAGATACTTTTAATGAAGTAGCTTTTCAAAGTAGAGTGGGACATATCAAAGCAAATACTATTACAGAAGGAAATGCTTTTTTCCCAGCAATGGTGTATAAAGAGAATGTGGAAAAGGTTGGTTATTTTCCTGAAGGTAATTTACATAATGGAAGATATGAAAAAATAAAATATACTGGAGATACTTATTTTTATAGAAGGTTATCTCAGTTAGGAATAAAGCATATTACTTCTAATGATTCAATAGTGTACCATTTTGATGAAGGTGAAAAATACTTAAAATGAAAATATTTATATTAGGCAGTACAGGAATGTTGGGTGGTTATGTGGCTTCTTACTTTAAAACGAAGGGGTATAAAGTTCATGAAATTAATCATAGCAATAAAATGAAAGGGATAGAGGCTGAGGATGTTGATCTTACCAAGTTGGAAACTTGCTTTAGTCTTAAAGGGGGAGCTTATATAGGAGATACTGTAATTAATTGTATAGGTCTTATCAAACAGAAAATTACGGATAATGATTCTATTAAAGCAATAAAAATCAATTCTGTATTTCCTCATGTTTTAAATGATTATTGTAGATATCATTATTTGAATTTCATTCATGTAAGTACAGATTGTTGTTTTTCAGGTAAGAAAGGAAATTACACAGAAGAGGATATTCCTGATCCAGAGGATATTTATGGAATATCAAAAGTTGCTGGGGAACCTTCTTCATGTTCTGTAATTAGGACTTCAGTAATTGGTGGGGGTTCTTTCAAAAAATCTTTGATAGAATGGGTTCTTGATCAAAAGGAGAATATTAATGGATACAACAATCATTATTGGAATGGAGTTACTTGTCTACAGTTAGCCAAGGAAATGGAGCATGTGATTGTAAATAATACATTTTGGGGGGGAGTACGTCATTATTTTGGGGAGGTAGTAACGAAGGCTCAATTAGTTAGGGCTATTCTTAATGTGTATGGTAATCCTAATAACGTCATAGTTGAAGATATAACAGTACCAGATAAGGTAGATAGAACTTTAAATTCAATATATACTACATTTGACACACCTCCTAATATCGTACAGCAGTTGAAGGAACAAAAAAATTTTAAGAAATAATGATAGCACTTATAACACCAACCGGAGCACGTCCAAAGCAAATTCAACTTTGCGTTGACTTTATGAAACATCAGGATTATGAAGGGGATGTTCTTTGGGTGATTGTAGATGATGGGAATCCTGCTTCTACTGAATTTATACCTGAGGATTTTCGTAAAGGTTGGAAGATAATAAAGGTGTATCCAAAAGCTAAATGGAGGAGTGGGGCTATTACACAATGTTCTAATATATTGGAGGGACTTAAAGTTGTAAAGCAGTATGATAACATTGATTTAGTTTTTATAATAGAGGATGATGATTATTACACACCAAGGTATTTAAGGGTGATGTTAAGCAAGTTAAATTCATACCTTGTCATAGGGGAACAATACTCTATTTATTATAATCCAGTTCTTAGAGGGTATTTCCTTAATGGGAATACAATTCACTCCAGTTTGTTTCAGACTGCATTTTCACCATTGCTTTTGGAAAAGATGGAAGGGATTTGTACTAAGAAAGCCAGGTTTATTGATATGACATTATTCAAGAGAAGTAATATACCTTTTGAAAAGATGGGATTGTTTAGTGGTGAAAATTTAGCGATAGGTATAAAAGGGCTTCCTGGTCGTGGTGGGATAGGAATGGGACATAGACCAGGACTTCAATTAGTACCAGATCCTGATATGAGTAAGTTAAAGGAATGGATTGGTGATGATTTTATTTATTATATGAATTATAAATCATGAGAGAACCCGTATTCATAACAGGCGTAGAAAGATCAGGCAGTGCTTTGGTAGCCAGAGTACTTTCTATGTCTGGTGTATTTACGGGAACTGTGTCATCTATGTATGAAAATTGTTACATCAATGTAGCAATGAATTCTTTATTGAGAGATTATAGAAATGGTTTATTTACCAATCCTAGGAAAGTAAAAGTTCCAGATAATTGGAAAGATAAGATTGAAACTATCCTCAATATGGAGGGACACGTAAATGGTTTATGGATGTGTAAGAATTCTAAACTGGCTCAGACATGGCCTATTTGGAATGAGTTGTATCCAAATGCTAAATGGATTATTGTACGTAGGCGTACAGGTGATATAGTTCAGTCCTGTATGAAAACAGGGTATATGAGGATGTTCAAGAGTGTAAGTAATCAAAGACTCATTGGTGTGGCTTCTGAGGCTGATGGTTGGAAGTGGTGGATACATCAATATGAAAAGACTTTTGTAGACATGATTGAATCAGGTGTTAATTGTAAAGTTGTTTGGCCTGAACGTATGGTCTATGATGACTATCAGCAAATAGAAGAAACAGTAAAATGGTTAGGTCTTGAATGGGATTCAAATATAATTGAAAAAATTGATCCTTTATTAATTAAAAGCAAAAGGAGGTTATATGGCATGCTTGACAAGTGATGAAGTATTAGAAATAATGAGTGGTTGTACTCTGACCAGTGATCAGATTACTCCATACATCATAGCGTCTGAAAACTTTATAAATAGTGTTTTCAGTCTAGATACTACGGTAACAGTCACTTTGAAAACAGAACTTACAAAGTGGTTAACTGCTCATATGATTGCCAGTATTCACTATCGTACAACTACGAAAGAAAGAATTGGTGAAGCTGAGGTATCATACAGTGATAAGTTAGGAACTGGATTTAATTCAACTCCTTACGGGCAGATGTTATTGCAATTAGACACGACAGGTAAGTTAGCACTGTCTGGTAAGAAGTCAGCAACTATTTATGCAATACCTCAATTTGACAATACCGATGAGTAGCCTTGATCAATTTTTAATAAACAGTTGTACCCAAACTGCCGTCTATTGGGGTAATCCAGTAGATAATGGGATGGGTAAAAACTCCTATGATGCTCCTGTGGAAATCAAATGTCGTTGGGAAGGTAAGGGTCAGATATTAAAAACGTGGGATGCCAAGGGAAACATTATTGAGTATATTGGTGTGATTTATGTTACTCAAGATCTTGATAAGGATGGTTGTTTATTTTTGGGAACGTTGGATGATATAAGCAGTGATGCTTATTACGAACCAGAAGTTATGGATGATGCTTATGCAATAAAACAGTTTGAAAAACTTCCTGCGTTGAGATCAGAGACAGTATTTTTAAGAAAGGCTTATTTGACATTGTGGCAATACCGATAAGATGGAACAGTTTGGAACACAATTTATTGGAACACGTGGTAGTTCTCCTATAAGTGGGATTAGGAATGTTATGATTAAAATCAATACTGAAATTGAGAAAGTTAAGGGTAGAACTATGACAGGGATGATCAAAGCCGCGGCTCTTGTACATAATGAAACGGAACATGGTACAGTAAGAGTTCCTGTCAATACTGGTAACTTAAGACATAGTTGGTTTGTAGTATTGTCATCAGGTAAAATGTCAAGTGGTGGTGGAAAGCAACATACTGCAGATGGAGGTACGGCATCCTTTACGGGACCTAGAGCAGGTGAACTTTCTGCCAAACATTCAGCAATGCTTAAGGAAATGAGAATGAGATCTTGGGCACTTTCAACAATCAACAAAGGACCCTTCTTATTTATGGGGTATTCTTGTCCTTATGCAGTTTATGTTCATGAAATGGTTGGTTCTGGAGCTTATGATCCTGAAACCAGAAAGGGATTTAAAAGAAAGAAGTCAGGTCCTAAATGGTTTGAAATGGCACTTATGAAACAACAAGCAAACATTATTGAAATAATCAGAAAAAACGCACGTATAAAATGAATCCACCAAGTGTTGATATAAAGGACATGCTATTGTCAGAAAGTGGTATTGATTTGACGTATGCCACCAATTTGTTTATTGGTAAAGAACCTGCATCACCTGATAATGTAGTAACTATTTTTGATGCGTATGCAAGTACTCCTCAACTTACAATGGAAGGGAACTTACTTCTTCCATATGAAAGACATTCTTTACAGATAAGAGTAAGGAACAGGGATTATCAATTGGGGTATAATTTGATTAACGAAATATTTCTCCTATTACATGGCCGGGCACACGAGACATGGAACGGAGCGATATATGAAGTCATTACCAGTTCAGCGCCAATGCACTTTGACTGGGATGACAACAAAAGAGCACGTTTTATTATTAACTTAAACCTTCAGAGAAAAGACTCTGGAGGGTCTTAAAAAAGGAGGTAAAATTATGAGCAATGCAATTGCGGGTGTCGGCACAAAATTTAGAAGGTATGATCCTTCTACTGGCTGGGCTGATGTCGCTGAAGTGAACTCAATTACCGGGCCCGGTATGACAAGAGACTTTATTGATGTTACGTCTCTTGACTCGATCGGGGGGTACAGGGAATTCATTGCTGGATTCCGTGATGGTGGTACTGTCACTCTCGCTATGAACTTTACCAGGGATACATACGACCTGATGAAGGCAGATTTCGAGGATGACAATGACGTACTTTATGAAATCATATTGCCAGATCCGGATGCAACATCTTTGGAATTTATGGGACTTGTAACAGAGTTGCCACTCACAATTCCAACAGATGATAAGGTTACGGCAGATGTTACCATAAAGGTTAATGGCCAAGTCACAGTTAACTCTGGGACTGGAACCTAAAATTTATTGGAATCCTAATCAAGGATTTATTTTTTTAATCAATTAAATATTTAATCAAATGAGTGAATTATTGAACAGAGAAGCTCTCCTGGCGAAAGACACGCTGGAGATCGTAAAGGTTGAGTTAAATGAAACTCAGCATGTATTCGTACGTCAAATGACAGGTCACGAACGTGACGTGTTTGAACAGTCCTTAGTCAGGAAGAACAGGGACACCAAGGGTAATGTTGTAGGATTTGATCAAGCAACAGAAGATTACCGTGCAAAGATAGCCGTGGTTACTGTATGTAATGAAGAGGGTATTTTACTTTTCAAACCAAATGACTATGCACTTCTCAGTAAAATGATGAGTGCTAAGAAATTGGAAGCAATCGTAAAGGTAGCTCAACGAATTAACGCAATAGCGGAAGAGGAGAAGGAGTTGTTAGCAAAAAACTCCGATGCCGTCCCGGACGGCTCTTCCAGTTCCGACTCTGTAGAGAATTAGGAATAGTTCATCCAGATGTTCTATTGGAGCAACTTACAGCGTTTCAGATTGGAGAATGGGAAGCGTTCAATAAGTTAGAACCAATAGGACTTTGGGTGGATGATTACAAGTGGGCAACATTGATGGCTCACATCACGAATATGTTGACGTGGGCTCACGCGAAGAGAGGTACTAAATATACAGCAGAAGATTTCATGCCTAATTGGACAGGGGAAGAGAAACCTGTTAAAACACAAAGTTGGCAAGAGATGAAAGAATTTTTATTAGGATTTGCAAAGGCACACAATAAAAAAGTTGGTATTCAATCCAAACAACCATCACCAAAAACTAAAAAGTAATGGCAATTGATGCAGGGCAAATGTATGCCAGTTTGGGTCTTCGTTTAACGGGGATTGCTCAGGCACAGCAAGCTTTTTCAAATGCTATGAAAAGCATGTCCAAGCATGTCGCTGATGTTCAACAACGTTTGACAGTTTTGGAGCAACAAGCCTCTCGTACAGGTAAAGGAATAGCCAATGGTATGAAGGGAGTTGCTCCTGCTGTACAAACGGCAACAAAGTCAATTGATCAGATGGGTGCTTCCATTTTCCAATCGGCTCAAAGGTGGAGAACGTTTGGATACTTGTTTTCTATTGTTGTAACGGCACCAATGGTGATGGCAGGAAAGCAGGCAATTGAAACTGCAAAGAATTTTGATTTTGCTATGGCTAAGATTGTAGGCTTGGTTGGGTTATCAGAACAAGCAGTAGCAGGTCTTAGAAAAGAATTGATGAGAATGGCTCCAGCCCTTGCTCAGACACCTCAGGCATTAGCCGAAGCCTCTTACTATGTAACATCCGCCGGCTTTAAAGATGCCGCTCAAGCCTTGAATATTGTGGAGCTTGCCGCAAAGGGGGCAACTGCAGGACTGGGTGAGACGTCCGACGTAGCAAAACTATTAGTTTTCTCAATGAACGCATACCGACAGTCTGGTCTTACTGCTGAACGTGCCGCTGATGTGTTTACGGCAGCAGTACGTGAAGGGGCAATTGAGGCTGAAGGGTTTGCTGGTGCTATGCAATCGGTACTTCCAATAGCTTCAGCGTTGGGTGTTAAAATTGAAGAGGTAGCGGGTACAATGGCAGCCATGTCACTACAAGGAGCGAGTGCTCAGAATGCAGCCGTTTATTTAAAAGGTGTACTCAACTCTTTACTCAAATTAAAACCTGGTTCAGGAGGGGGTAAAGAATTAGAAGATATGGGAGTTAGTGTTGATGGATTGATTCAAAAATTAAAACAACCTGGAGGATTGATGAAAGTCCTTATTGAACTAAAGGACTTGGCAAAAGATGTAGGAGGTGTTCCATTCTTAAAAACTGTTTTCCGAGACATACGTGCTATGACTGGGGATCTTTCACTTATGGGTGATAACTTTGAATATAATAAACAAGTTATTGAAGCCGTAACTAATGCAAGTGGTGACTTAACCAGAGCATTTGACGCTCAGTCAGATCAGATGAAAAAGAGATTAGATTCTCTAAAGGCTACAATGGATTTGATTAAAATTAGTTTTGGTGAAGCTCTTGGTAAAGTTATTATTCCTGCTCTTGAAACGTTGGTTAATATTTTGAATGGTTTAGTTAGATGGTTTAACAGTCTGAGTGATGGAGTTCAAAAATTAATAATCAAATTCTTAGGTTTACTTGCTGCCATAGGTCCAATTGCATTAATTGGTTCTGCTTTAAAATATGTATATGCTGGAGCCTTTATGACTATTGGTAAATTACTTCAAAAGGTATTGGTTTATTTTGGTGTTTTAAAAGTTGTAACAGACGCCAATGTTGTATCAATGACAATGTATGGTAAGAGTGTCAAGAGTGCTTGGGGTGCACTTGGTACTCTTATAAAGAATCCATATGTTTTAATCGCGGCAGGAGCAATAGCCTTAGGACTAATCATTATCAAGTTGATCAGGAAACATAATGAGTTTAATCGTGTTCAGAAAGATATTGCAGGACAACAATCTGTTGAAGCTGGAATAATGTCCCAATTATTTGCTCGTGCCTCTGACATGAGCAGAAGTTTAGAACAGAGAAAGAAAACGATTGAAGAAATAAATAATAGGTATGGTCCATATTTAAAAAATCTGTTGTCAGAAAAAGATTCCGTAGAGGAAATAGCCAATGCTTATTTGCATGCTGAGAAAGCACAACGATTGAGTATGGCTTTAAAAGTTAATCAGGAAGAGCTTACATCAAAGCAACAAGATACTGCAAAGGCATTTAAGAATGGATTTAATAAAGTGCTTGGAGTAATAGGTAAGCAGGCTCCAGATATGCTTGGTGAGTTTTATAATGATGTTTATTCTTTAGCAGATCAAGCAATAAAGGAAGGTGGGGGTAAAATTGATCAGGCTTTCTTACAATTAGGAAAAGAAAAATTAGTTGAGAAGTATTTAAAAAATTTATCATTATCTAAAGTTCAGATTTTAAATATAACGGGGGAAATAAATAGTGGGATAGATAAGTTAGCAAATAAGAAAGTCAAAGAATTTGATTGGATTAAACAAGTTGATGCACTTACAATTTCATTAGATAAACTGAATACTTCTGCCAAAAATACAAATGCTACTTTAGGGGGGTTTACAATACCAGAAATAGAAATGCCAAAAGGTGTTTCTACAAAGTTAAGTAATGATGTTTGGAGTTCATTAGGTATTGGGAAGGATAAATTGAAAACTCTTATACCAGTTGATGATCTCAAAACGAAGTTTATTGATTTTAATAAGATATTAAAAGATGAAGAACAGAAGATAAAAGATTTCTTTACTGGTAAAGGATATTCGTTTGGATTCAATAATGAGATGGATCAACTTATTCTTTCAACAAAAGTATTGGCTAAAGAAATTGAAGCTGAGGGTAAGTCAGCTAAAGAACAGGGATATACTTTTGATAAGAATGCAAAGTTAGTTGATCTTTATACCAAAACTGTAGATGATCTTAGGACAGGATTAGGAGCAACTAATCCAGTATTTTTGTATTTTGCGAGATTATTGTCCCAGGCAGAAAAAGCTGAGAAGTCTGCAAAAGATGAAACCAAAGAATTGACTGACAGTCTAAAAGATATGAAAAAATTCTTTGATGACTTTAATTCTGGACTTGCTTCAATTGATATGCAGAAGTTTATACTTGGTCCCAAATTTGATGTAAACTCAGCAAGGTTAGAGTTTTATAAGAAGTCAATTGAAGAATATATAAAACTTCTTTCAACACCTGATCCTAAAACAGGGACTATAATGTATCCAAGTCAAGATCAGATGAATCGGTTGAAGGAGATGCAAGGGAATGTAGAATTATATGATAAAGCTATTCAAGATGCAATTGACAGAGAATCAGCAGCCATGTTAAATGCTGAGGCAAACGCTTTTGGTAATGTCGCTGGTAAGGTAGAGGTTTTAAATTTTGAATTGCAAGCCTCAGAAAAGTATTTGAGAGACTTGTTGAAAAGACGTTATAGTGGGGAGCTTATTGACAATGAAGAAATAAAAAGAACAATTCAAAGGATACAGGATGTTAAAATGACTTTGGTTGATTTACAGAATTCACAAAGTATTCAGTATTTGGAAAATATGAATCGTACTTTTTATAGATTGTCAGAAAGTACAGATTTATTTGCTGGGCATATAACTGCTTTAGAAAATAAGTTACAAGAACTTTCTAATCTGGGGAAAGGTAAGTCAATAGGTTTTAAAACATTATATAAGGAACTTTCTCTTTTAAAGGATACAGAAGAGATTGCTAATCGTACGACAGATGCATTAGGACAAATGTTTGACATACTTATAGAGGGTCCTACTGAAACAGAAACCGTTGCAGAGAGATTGAACAATACTTTGCATGCCATTTTCCAACAGACACTCAAAGATATAGTACAACTTATTATCAAAACATTGATATGGAAGGGGATATTAAGTCATATTGAAGGACCTGAGGACATAGCAAAGAGTATGAAGGATAGTGTTTCCGAAGGACTTTCTGTGCTGATGGCTGGGATGAAGAAAATGAATTGGAAGATTAAAACACCTGAGGCTGATCGGGCAGGTACTGCAGGTGGGTTGGCAGGTATGTTTGGTAATTTCTCAGGAAAGAATCTTTCCAATCCTGATGAGCTTATTCCAAGTGGTATTATAATAGAAGCGGCTTCAAAGAAAATGAAAGTTTTGACAGACGTTACCAACGAGTATGGTAAAACTGTTGAAACTGTTTCAGCAATTGAAAAGATTGGATCGAAAGCATTAGAAACAAGTAATGCCGCCAAACAAGGAGCTACAGCAGTTACTCAAAGTTTAGCCATGGCAGAGGTAGTTCAAGGTGAAGCAAAGAGAATACAAACAGTATCAAGTGCAGCAGCCATTCCAGTTGAGAAAGCATTATCCGCAGTTGAGGCTACTTCAATTCCTATTACGGAGGCTAAAACATCAGCTGACGCAGGTAGTGCTGTTGCAAGCACTGTAAAGAATGCAGCCAAACTTCCTTGGCCACTTGGACTAATGGCAATAGGAATAGGAGTAGGAGCAGTAATGGCAGGTATTGCCGCAATAATCAAGGCAAAGCAGGCAACGAAGATGGCAGAAGGGGGAATAGTACCAGAGGGATTTCCAAACGACTCATTCCCTGCTTTGCTGACCTCTGGAGAGGTTGTTATACCAGAGGAGAAAATGAAGAAAATGTTTGGCACATCTTATACAGATTTGATAAAGAATCAAACTTCTTCTATTGCTAAGATGGCTATGGGGGGTGTTGTTCCCCCTGGATATCCAAGTGATAGTTTTCCCGCTTTACTCTCATCAGGAGAAAAGGTGATACCTCTCAATAGAATGGAAAAGGAAAATACAGTACTTGAAGGAGAGGTTATATTTGAAATAGGGCAGGATAAACTTATTGGTATTTTAAGGAAAGGTAATAAGAAAAATAAAATTTACTAATCATGGCATACGGATTACGTTACCAATCAGACTTTTATAACACCCCTCCTTTTGAGACATTTGTATCTGTAAAGATATATAAAAAGGATTACACTGATTCAGTGGTAGATGATGTTCGTACTTCCCAGGTAGAAATTCAAAGTAATTATCAGGATGACAATACTCCAATAATAGGATCTGGTGCAAAGGTTGTAATTAAGGCTAATTCAGATGACATGACATTTTTGGAGGATTTGTTATTATCTTATGAAAGACAATTCATGTGTACCATTGAATATGGAGGACAGATTGTTTTTAGAGGATATTCTATTTGTGATTTAAATGAACGTCAGCTATTACCCTACGCTGAAATTACAATGCAGTTTACTGATTACTTGCATCGTCTGGAAGAGCATTTTCCTGTTAGCTTGAAAAAGGTTACGGAGAAAGCAAATGTTTTTAGTTTGGTGAATGAGATTCTTACTTTAACAAATCTTGACCTTCCCCTATTTGTAAATTCAACTTTGTTTGAAACTACCATGTCAAATGGCAGTACTGATTCTTTCTTAAATCAAATACTTGTTCAAAATGCTCAATTCTTTACTGATGCATTTACTTATGATAATATTTATGATGCTATAAACAAGTGTCTACAACCGTTCAGTGCCTTCTTGTATTATTACAATGAACAGTGGATTATTGAAAGACAGGAAGATATTACACGTACAGGGAATTGGGTGAAATACACAGGACTCACTCCATCATCTGTAGCAAGTTTAAAACAGGAATACAACAAACAAAATGGTGATTGGGAATATGTTGATTGTAGTCAAGTAATTGAATATAATTCTGGATTGCATACATTAATATTAGAATTGAGGGATAAAAAATATGATTCTCTTATATTCAATGATTATACTGCTGACATGGAAACAACAGTTGGATTATTTCCAGTTGGTTATGAACACTTTCCAACAGCAGGACAATTGAATTATCGTAAATGGTATGCCAATGAAGATTTATCAGAATTAGAAGTTGGAGTAGGGTATCAAGATATGAATACTTGGATTAAATATACTTCTGCTCCATCAGGTTCTATTTATGAAAAAGGATTGTATTATAACTTTGCAATACAATTCAATAAAGAAATGTTTGGTGATTCAAGTGGAGGGGTTCTTGGAAGACCTTCCATATTGAATATTGATTATAAAATGTCTACTCAGGATGCAATGACTGATATAGAAAGAGTACAATTAAGATTTCTATTAAGACTTGATGGTGGACCATTTTCTGATTGGTGGGTTGATTTAGGACAGAGTAATCAGCATGGGCAAATGATTTATTTATACCCACCCGTAGGTTGGCCAGGTGATGTAGATCAGAATTCAACTGACCCTGCCATGTGGTTAACATACAATAATATAATTGATGTAAAGGATAATCATCAGTTAGACTGGAGTATAATGAAATCAATAAACACAACAAGCATGATGTGTTATGTTTGGGGTGGATTGAATGATGCTTATAATAGCTTATGGGAGGCTTTAGGGTTTCCTGAGTTTCAAAGATTTACAATCATATTTCTTCCTGCTTGGTATTCACTTAATTCTTCTGTTAATAATCCTTATTGGCATGATTTTGTTACTAATTATTTAGGAGATGTTACAGTTGCTTTAACCGTGGAAGATATAAATAATAAAATTGAATATCATCTTAATGAAAACTTTGTCAGGACTGATACTGTTGAATTATATCTGTTTGATTTACCAAACATAAATTATAGTAATGGTTTGATGCTTCCAACAGAAGATTCTGAAACAGATGAAATAGGACTTTATACAAGATTGTGGACTTCAGAGAATTCAACTACACCCGCTCCTTTATATGAAGTATTTGCTAAATGTAAATTTCGTAAATATGGAAGAACTATTCATAGACTGAAGGGTAAGATATTGACAGATAATGTATTGAAAATATTTTCTGTTTTAACAGATGATACTATTCCGTCGGAGACTTCAGGTGGTACTAATATGTTATTTCTTTTGAATGGATTTACTTGGGATTTGATAAATGCTACATATGATATTGAAGCTGAAGAATATACAGAAGAAGAAATATTGGTAGGAGGTGTTGGAGGGGAACCTACATATGATGAAGACGGTGATCCAATACAGGAACAAACTGCACCTTCTACTCCCAGTGGACTTACTGCGTATCAAAATACAAATGGAGTGGCTGTTATGGTTGAATGGAATCCTGTAGCAGGAGCTCAAGGGTATAAGTTACAAAGACGACCAACATTTTGGAATGGTATTTGGGCTGATTTTAATACGGAGATATTCAGAGGAACAAATAATTGGTGTGTAGATTTTGTAGGTGAAGAAGGTGATCCAACGGGTGTTACTTTTATTTACAGAGTTTGTGCATATAATAGTGCTGGTGATAGTGCTTGGAGTTCTGATCTTTATTATGATTGGGTTTGATAATATTATAGTATTATGGCAATAGTAATTTATAAATATGCATATCATGTAGGTTGGGACACTACAGGAGTTGCAGTATCTGGGCATGGTGGTATGGGAGGAACAACAGACTTATCCAATTACTATACCATTCAACAGTTGCAAACTCCAGGTCTATCTCATATCCATTTTGCTAATATAACTGAAGCCTATCATAACTATATGTTAGGTTTACAAGGTGGTTTGATTGTAGGAGATTCTGATGATCCTGAAGATAGCAGTGGAGTTTCAAGGGATGATGAATTTTATCATCTTGATTTTGATACTTATTCAAGAGTAGTTACTTGGCAGTTCTCTGATAGTTTAATTGAGGAATCAGATGGTATAATTCATTTAGTAAATGATGAATATGATCCTGGTCCAGGCAAGTATTATGGAACTGCTGATGACAGTGGTAGTGAAGGAATAAAAGGTTGGTTTACTTTACCTGAGGGTATTGAAGATATTTATGTTGTACCGGATAATCAATTTCCTATTGATTACTTATACTATTCAATTGGTAGTTCTGAATTCTTTATAACTGATATTCCAAAAGCTGATGGAGTTGTTTCGGGTGGAATAGTTTCATGGTTGACGGGGTTACAATTTCAACTTTCACCTACTGCCTATTATATTAATGGTACACTTTATACCATTGCTTCGGATACAGTAACACTTGATGCTGCCGATGCAACGTATGACAGATTTGATATATTGGTAGTAGACATAAATCAAGATTTTACTTTTGTCAAAGGTACTGCATCCTCAGATCCTTTAAAACCAACACCTGATGTATTAACTCAGATTGAATTAACTTCAATTTATATACCAGCTTTAGCAACAGAACCTGATCCTTTACCAATAGATGAATTTATATACAGTGAATATGATTCAGAAGAATGGACGGCTTCAGCTTCTGGAGTAGCTGTTATATGGGATTATGATATAAGTCCTTATAATGGAACATACTGTGCAAATGCTGGGTTATTGACTAATGGTGATTACTTTTTGTTTGAATATGGTTCTTCTCAATTAGATAGAGCAAATTATGAAACTTTTATTCTTAACCTCAAGTTAAAGGCTACCATACCAAATACTGCTAACAGGTTTGTATTGGAGTTCTTATCAGATGGTGTTCCGGTTACTAATCAATATACTTTGAGTTTTGATCGTACAAGTACAGCTTGGCAAAACATAGGAGTATCTATATCAGCTTTGACATGGTACGATGATGCTTTTAATCAAGTACGTCTTACTTGGTTGCGTACAGGGGGTGGTAGTTACGATGGTATTTATTTGGATTATATCAAACTTGAAATTAATATTGAACAACCTGTTATTCAACAGTCCATAGAATTGATGGGGGATGTAAACGGATCAGGATTGACAGGTAGTCCAGTGATTACTGAATTGGTAACAATCCCTGGTCTGGTAGTAGGGCAGTACGGTGATGCTACTCATATTCCAATGGTTACGGTTGACGTGAAAGGCAGAGTTACAGCAATAGAAGAAGTAGCATTTACTCCAGGTGGGGATACACTTTGGGAAGAAACCACGGATGATTTCATTACACCAGTATCAAGTACGGGAACGGGTATTATTGTTGATGATGTTTACATCAAGGACAATAGCATTTATAGACCTGATGGACATCTAAACCATTTAACTGTACAGGCAGGGGATGCAGTAGGTGCTACCAATGATGGTGGTGATTTGACACTAAAAGCGGGTAATGCTGTATGGGGTGATTCAGGTTCCCTTTCAGGAAATCTTTATTTGGTTCCTGGTAGTGGATATAGTTCAGCCAATTATGGTACTGTTTATTTTGGAGATTCAAATTATAAAGGAGTTAATATTGCCTTTAGAGCCATGGGATCAGAGACTAATGTAGGATTGCAATTCTATGGAAAAGGAAGTGGTAATATTTATATTGGTGATGGTAATCCTACATTTATTTATCTAAACAGTTCTTCAAATGTCTTTGTATATAGTAGGTTGACCTGTTACAAGGATATTTATTTTTCAGCACAAGATAGTATGATTACTGGAGGTGGTGGTTCAGCAGGACATCCTGTAGGTTATCATATAACAGTTAGGGGGGGTGCAGCATATAGTATAGGTGATAATGCCGGAGGTAATGTTTATATTTATGGAGGTACTCCAAATGGTACAGGTATTAGGGGGGACGTTTACATAGGTTCAGGTAGTGCAGGGTATTTACCAGCAGCAACTACTGAAACCTATGTTGTATATTACAATACAAGCACTGGATTATTAAGTTACGGATATGTTGGTGAACCAGGTAGTCCAGGAGGTTACACGTTCAGTATGTCCATAGACCAGGCAAGTGATGATTCTGTAACCTTAGTCAATGATGAAGACAGTCCAGGCAACAGTCAATACTACGGAACTGATGGAACAGGTACAAAGGGTTGGTTTGCCTTGCCGGAGGGTGGTGGTAGTTTATGGGAAGAAACCACGGATGATTTCATTACACCAGTATCAAGTACGGGAACGGGTATTATTGTTGATGATGTTTACATCAAGGACAATAGCATTTATAGACCTGATGGACATCTAAACCATTTAACTGTACAGGCAGGGGATGCAGTAGGTGCTACTAATGATGGTGGGGATTTAACACTAAAGGCTGGTGATGCTGTATGGGGTGATGTAAATTCAACATCAGGGTATCTTTATTTGGTTCCTGGTTCCCCTTATCAAGCAATAAGTAACAGTATTATTTATTTTGGAAATGCTTCTTTTGCAGGAGCAGGTATTTATTTACAAGCAACAGGTAGTTCAACAAATGTAAGTTTATATTTTAGACCTAAAGGAGCAGGGGGGACAACGTTTGGTATAACCAGTTCTAATTTATCAACTTTTACAGGGAATATTTCACTTTATCAGAGTGTAACTTTTAATTCTACAATTGGTCAGATTGTTGGTATGGGTGTAGTTGGTAGTAATGGTGGAGATTTAACTTTTAGAGGGGGGGATACTATAACAACAAGTTATTCTGGAGGTAATCTTTATTTATATGGTGGAGCAGGAGTAGGTACAGGACATCGTGGATATATTTATTTTGGTAATGGATCAAGTATAGCAACTTTACCAGTAGTTACATCAGATACCAATGTAGTTTATTATAACACAACTACAGGTTTATTATCATACGGACCAACAAGTGGAATACCTGGAACTACCTATACCTTCAGTATGTCACTGGCTGAATCCGGTGGTACAGTTACTCTTGATAATGATTCTGATACACCAGGCAACAGTCAATACTACGGAACTGATGGAACAGGTACAAAGGGTTGGTTTGCCTTGCCGGAGGGTGGTGGTAGTTTATGGGAAGAAACTACTGATGACTTTATCACTCCAATATCAAGTACGGGAACAGGAATCATTGTTGATGATATTTATATCAAGGATAATACAATTTACAGACCTGATGGATCATTAAAGCATTTAACGGTACAAGCAGGGGATGCGAGTGGTAGTGCTGGTACTGATGGTGGTAATGTATATTTAAGAGCAGGTAATGCTATATGGGGGGATTCAGGTTCTGTGGGGGGATTTATTTATTTAATTTCTGGTGAAGGTTATGAAGCCTCTCAAACACATACAATTTATTTAGGGGATAATAGTACAGTGTCAACAGCAAGAAGTATTCAATGTGCTGGAAGTCCTTCTAATATTAATTTATCTATTTCAGCTAAAGGCACGGGAAGTATATATTTAGGAAGTGATCATCTTAATATAAATTCTACCAGAATTAGTTTAGGATATAATTTAGCATTTGATAATTATTATAAGGATTATTCTATTTATTGTGTAGCAGGGTATTCTTCTCATCCAACAGGATACAATCTTTCTATTTATGCAGGTGCTGGTTATGGAACGGGGGATAATGCAGGTGGTAACGTTTATATATATGGTGGTGCACCTAACGGAGCAGGATTACGTGGTGATGTATATTTTGGTTCGGGAAGTGCAGGGTACTTACCAGAAGCCGATTCAGAAGATGTATATGTTGTAAGATATAATCCTTCAACAGGAAAATTAAGTTACGCAGCAGTTTGATAATCAATCAAATATTTTTTATTTATTAACAACAAAAATTAATCAAGATGAAAATTAAAATTAATGAAAAACTCAAAGGAGTTGATGGAGTAGAAGTACTCAAAGGTGATAAGGGTGTACCCCTTACTTTTAAAGACATTTGTATCAATGCACTTCTTACACCGGAACAAGGTGATGATGACAAAAAGAAGTGGGAGAAGTATGAAGTCTTTAAAAAGGTAAGGGATGCAAAAGACACTCTGGAACTGAAAGTTGAAGATATCACTTTAATCAAAAAGTGTATCGGAAAGACAAGTCCACCGCTGGTAATGGGACAATGTTGGGAAATTTTAGAACGTAATGGGAAAGACAGCTAACTATATTGTGGTAGGGCTTGTAATCATAGCCCTGCTAGGCTGTGGGTACGTAGGTTATACTATGTACCCACGGCTTAACAAATGCCCTGACATCGCCTCTGACACCGTTGTCATTACGGATACTGTTTCTTACTACATTCCTGATACGATACCTTATTATCTTGCTGGGAAGGATTCAATAGTATATGATACGTTATTTAGAGATGTTGATACGGCAGCAATACTGAAGGATTATTTTGCCATGCACTACTATGAAAGATCGTGGCAAGACAGTTCTTTGTCAGTATTAATAAAAGATGTCATCTCACAAAATCAGCCTATAAGTAATGTCTTTACCTACAAAATTCTCAGACCTCAAACAGTAATACATAATGAATATACTGACTATGCCTACGGCAGATACATAACCGCGGGTATGAACTTTTTACTGAAAGACTTGGATTATACTGGAATTGAAATAAATTATATCTCACCAAATTGGAATGGTGGGGTAGGATATAATTTTGGATTGGAAGGTATGACTGTAAAAGTAGGAGGAACGTTGTTCAAATTCAAATAGTTTTTCTTGGGGTTAGGTTAGGTTTGAGTTTGTGTCAGGTAGAGAGGGGGTACGGATTGCCCTCTCTCTTTTTTACGTTCAATGAGTTCATAGTCTTTGGTTTTTATAAATATCAACCCTCCGGCAGAATGTGCAGCTCCTCGTAATACTTGATTTATATTTCTACGATCAATGCCTAATTTACGTTCTGCTTCACGAATACTTTTAAACCTTCCTGCTTCTACTCCGTCCCTATACATAGCCACAATCTCTTCCATGTCCTTTGTGTAATGCTCTATACCAATAGATAAGGCCATTTGAATATAGGTATGGACAGTGGTAAAGTGATCGAAGTCTCCTAACGCTAGACAGCATTCACGGGCGAGCTTATTTATTACCTCTGATTGGATCATTATTTAATCAAATAATTCAGGTTGACGTGTTCGTAAAACATCATAAGCATATTCAGCTTCTTTATTAAGCCACCATCTATATGTTCTAACAATACCTGTAAATGTACGTCCTCTAATATCATTTACATCTCTTATTCTAATAAACATTTTGGATGGAGTTAATTCTAAGATAAATCTATAATCAGACTCTGTTTGTGAGAATACTGCTATCATTTTACGGTTTTTTATGTATACAGGTTGATCTCATTGCTCTTTCATCAAACTCTTTGAATGTTATTAGTTCTTCATACCAAGAGTACTGAAAGTGAATTTTATCCCATCCATCAGGATCAATAATCTGAAGAGGATATTCTAAATACCACTCCTCAGATGTTTTAAGTGTCAGATTATCCATTGGTTATATGTTTTAAGTATTCATCAATAAAATAAGTTCCAATAATTATTTTATGTTCATCTATAAGCCATTGTCTTAATTTATATAGTTCCTCTTTCAGCTTCTCGATGTATTGTCTTTCTGTGGTTGTCATGGCTTATTTATCTTTAATGTTTGTGAACCAGTATTGATAAAGGTGTTTGGAATCATAACCTAATACTCTGTCTCTTATTTCCCATACCCACTTAGGATTAATAGATTCGCTTACATTTAGTGTATCACAGTTTTCTTTTAACCATTCCACAAATCCCTTTTCAACATAATTCTCTTTGATAAGAGATTCGATTTCAGAGGCAGATTTATTAATTGATTCCTTTCTCTGCCATCCAAAATAATTCGTCAGTATCTCAATTATTTTCTCTGTCATAATTATTGTTTTTTACATATTAGAGTTTTTATGATTGTCACCGTTTTTCCATTTTCTTCTAAGGTGTAAGTACGTGTTCCAGATTGTTCTAATTGTTTTATTTCTTCTGATGTTCTATCACAAATTTGAGCTTCTTCTGGTGCTGGGCAGTAACCACTTCCTGTACAGGTTGCCCTACAAAGGTAGCAATTAGTTCCTGTATCTGTTGACGATTTGGTACAGGAAAATAGAATAAAACAAATAAGAATAAATAATGTTTTCATATTACCTCCACTTTACTTTTACCGTTTTTAATTGTTACTTCAAATACCCGATCAGCTGAAGCTATTATATCCTCCCGTGGTATCCTTTCATCACTAATCATAATCACTTGTAATTTCATCTTACGGGATATTTCGTTAATCATATTCAGTACCCGTTGGTTTGCATCTACTCCTTTCAAATGCTTAAAAGGCTCATCCAGTAACATTACATTTCTTGTTTTTGGATGTAACATATTCCAACTGGCTATTCTTAAAGCAAAGGACGCAACGTCAACAGCTCCACCTCCGGAAGCGGAGACAGGATCTACTTTCTCGTCTTTCCGGACAAAGTACAAATCACATTCTGTTTTGTTGCGCCTTTGCACAAATTCAACAGTCAGGTTATAAGGATCGTTGAATACTGCTTCAAGAGCCAGACTGGTTATGTCTGATATATGATATTGTAATTGTTCTTGCGTTCTTATACCTACTTCTCGTACAATAACATGAGCCTTTTCATGCCTAATCAAACTCCTTTTATTTTCCTTTAAGTCCTCTTGGAGAGTTGTTATAGAGCTTTCCAATTGCATTAACTGACCCTTTGCTCTCTCCAATTTGTTTCTGTACGCTTGAATCCAATTGTTCATCTTTTGTTGTCATTATTAATGATCCTGTCCCTGTTAGCATTACATCTTCTTGAATAGGAGTATCAATACCACAAGAGAGTCTGCACTCTGTTATAAGAACATACCCCATATACTCTGTGCCTTTGTAATGAATGACACATTTCAATGGTTTACTCTCTTCAAAATAACGTAATCCTGTTTCAGAATTAAACCAACGTAATTGTTCTACGGCTATTTTCCATTCTGATTCCCCCATAACATATTGATCATATCCTTCCCATGTTGGGAGGGATATTACTTTTCGTTGGAATTCAAGATCAAATAGAGTAGAACCAGCAATTAATTGATTGTCATCATACAAGTACATACATTTCTCACCTAGATGAAATATTACTTGCTTAGGTTTTTTAAGTACGGGTACTGGTGTTATTTCATTTATTGGAACTTTCTCTATTTGCTCAACCACAATTTTTGGCATAAAGGCTACTACCGCTGCACCAAACATTCCTTTAAAAAAGTTTCTACGATCCATGTTCTTCCTCCAGTTCTTTTAATCCTTGTTCAATACTTTCATTATACGATTTAATGGATTTTTCCATTTGCACTAACATTTTCTCGGCTTCTTTGACTGTGTTACACTTCCAAGTATCTTTCAACTGTTTCATTTGAGCCTTTAGATGTCCTTTCAGTTCTGAGGTTTCTGTTTTTGCATCCTCAATCTGTTCTTTCAATTCCAGTAAGTCTTTTTCTGTCATGTTGATACTTTTTAATTAAAATATTTAATTCTTTACCATCCTCCTCAGATAGATAATAAGCTGATTCTACTCCTTCATAAACTCCCAATGAATATTCTACTTTTAAGAATAAATCAATTATTCGTATTAGTTCTTTTTCAGACATTATTCCTCCTTTTTGAGAGGTACATTATATTGAAAATAACTTGATACATAATGTTCCATGGCTTCAGTTGCCCAAGTTCTTGTCAACATATTGTTGAAGTACATTTCTCTTTGCGTTGTGAGACTAAAGATTTGTAAGAACTCTAATGCTGATGGAATCACTACAGGTTCAGGTAAAGGTTTAACAGGTACATTCTTTGACAATGTTTTAATCATATCTTCTGCTTCCCGTAATTTCCTTTTGAGATTACTTATCTCGTCAGAAAACAATGCTTGAATGTCATCGGCAACAGACAGTTCCCCTTCGTGCCATCCTGCACTAATGATTAAATTAACGATTTTTGCTTTCATTATGCTAATTCATTAATCCTGTTACTGATTGCTTGAAGTCTTTCGTTCGCCACATCCATCTTATGGATTAGTGTCCTGATTTGAGTAACAACATCGGGTTGTTCCAAGTCTTTGCCTTGTGCTTGTTTTACTGCATCAGAAACAGAAGGTCTTCTATTTCTTTTTAGACGATCCAAAATGTCATCTATTTCATCGATCATTTTGTCCCTTGTATCACTAAAAATAGCCATTTGACTGATAAGACTTCTAAAGTCTTTTTCTGAGTTTCCTGCTTCTTCATTCATAGTTTTAAATTTTTAAGTTACATTTTCCATTGCTTTATAAATGATGTTTTTAATTGAATCCTTCGTTTTATTCTTCGCAAAGAACTGTTCTAACGTTTCTGGGTAAGACCAGGATAAACCCCATTCTTCATCTAATTTACTTATGAATGCTTCGATACGATTATCTCTTTCCTCTTTTTTTTCAATATGTTCACGAGTAATCATTCCTTTTTGTATCGGTATGAATACGGGTTCTACGGTATTTGTATCAGCGTACCATAAGTAAACCCTTGGTTTAAAGTCTATCTGATCTGCCGTTTGACGGGTTAAACTGCCAGGATTAACAAGAGTGTTATTAACATTTCTGGTAGAAAATGATTGATGGTTGTCTCCAGTTACTATTAAATCAAACTGATGATATTTTCTTAATATAGATTGTGCTTCTCCTCCTGTTGCTCCTGGGAAAGGTGGGTTAATGTATGTTAGATGATGCCAAACAAGCATTTTTATACCAAATCTGTTATCACTTCCAGCACCTGTATAAATAGGTTGCCCGTAATGATATCCCTTTAATACTTTTATCTTACCTGCTACTTCTAAAGTATGTAATCCACTCTTTGTTCTTAATTCCCAGTTATGTTGAGGAAGGTCATGTTGTCCGTAGATAGTATAAAAATCATTTGGTAAGAAGAACAAAGCCTGTGATATAAGAGCAGGAGAAGGTTTCCAATGATGAAATAAATCACCGGCATGGATTACAGGGCTTTTATATTTATATTGCAAATGTCTGACAAATTCTACGGCTTTCCATTGCTCATAATTCCAATCTCCTGTAAAACAGGTAGGTGTATCTTCCCGAAGGTGCCAGTCACTTGTAAGTATCAAGTCAGGTTTCTTTTTTGCCTTATGCCCAAATAAAATTTCATCAGGAATTTGGGCAATTACTTCATGTTGCCTTTCTCGTATTTTTAATATTTGCTTACTATTTACTTTCGTTCTTTCCATGTTTATGTTTTACAGGTTGATCGCAAAGAGGACAAATATCAGGAAAGTTCTTTTGAAACAGGGCAAGCAATCGTGTGTGTCTTGCCTCATTGTTTTTAAGGGATACAGTTGTACTGTTTATAGTAGAAATTGCCTGATTTAACAGCATTTTATCCCTCTCTACGTTTTTCTTGTCCTTGTATAATTGTAACAACACGTTTACCTTCTTTTCCATCTTTAAACTCTGGGAGGCTTTTACTATTTTATTTTCTGTTGTTTTGACTGAGGCAACCAGTTCTTGTAGTTTTCTATATTTGTTTTTGACACTGGTTAAATGATTGTCAATATCCTCTAATACCTCAATCTCAGCTTCCATCTTATCAAGGTAATCAAATTTCTTTATTTCCTCTTTCTCTGATTTTATATCATTCTCTTTGTACTTGATGTCAGATTTTAAATCACGTATAGCTTTATTGATGTTGTCAGTTGTTCTGTCAATAATGTCAAGTTTAGCAACTTTATTGAAGTATTGGGCAACTTCCCCTGATGTTTTACTCAACAGAAAATGAGGTTCTAATTGAGTTTGTAGATTTACTTCGTTGATATTAAGAACACTTTTGATTTCCTCCGGAACTGAAGTACCAATAGCCTTAAATGTAATATCTTTCCCGTTGGTATTAACCAACACGTATGAATCCTTTTTATCTTTATCCCTACGAATGATATTGTCTTTGATGGTAAGCTCAACAGATGTGTCTCCCCCCCAATTAGAACGGATGGAATCTCCAGATGGTCGGTTCCAAATAAGCCAACGCAAAGCTCGTATAATCGCCGTTTTTCCTGCATCTGTTTCTCCAATGATGACATTGACTCCTTTGGAAAAGTTAAGTTCTGTTTGAGCATGACTTTGAAAGTTCTTTATTTTGAGTGATTTAATCATTAGTGTATTTCTATTCTGTCTGGTGGAACTTTAATCAATCCTTCTTTTGTCTTAATAAACTCATCCCATCCTTCTTTGGATTCCCCTATTTTAATATCCTTATAATACCCATCAACTTTATGAGGTACTATTGATTTATTCTTTCTTTTTAAGAACTTGAGAAGTTGCTGAATCATAATATTCCTATTAGCTTCTTGATTTCCTCATTACAAAAGTCAAATCCATGAAGACTTTCGTGATGTCTTTTTTCCCAATCATCACTACTTGTATAAATCCTAGCATATTCTTTTCTGATATGCAAAAGATGTTTTATCATAGGAAGGACATCCTCTACATTCATTTCAGCACTTGAATTAATTATAGCAATTTTCATCCATTCATTTTCATTAATACTTCCCATTATTTTATATCTTTTGGTAAATCTTTTCTTATCTCTGCAAGCACGTCATCAATGATACAATCCCTTTTAACCCAACGAATACGACCTCTCCAGAAATGACCCTTATTATGATATATTTCGTAGTCAACTACCCAACAGGCAAATACAATATCTCTTTCCGAAACTGTACTGATGTCCATTGTTTCCAATCGTATATCAGTAATAAATAGTTTACTCATGTTAATTGCGTTTACTGTATTTCTTTTCTGTTTCTTGTGCTGCCTTTTTGTAGGCTTCATTAAATCCGTCAATCCTTCCTGCATCATAGATGTTGTCAATTATAGTAGACAGTTCTCTGAACAAAGCAACACCTTGAACAATAGGATCTTTAATCTCACCAAGACGCATTAATGCTTTAGTGAAAGCTACTTGAAATTCATCTTTAAGTTCGGGTTTCATCTTTTCATCATCTTTAGAATTGAACTTTCCTTACTTGCTACGTAATGAACTGCCAATGAGTCGGCTACCGCCTCGTCTATGTACTTTGTATTTACCCAAGGTACTCTATATAACTTGTCAATGGCTTTAACCATCTCCGTCTTGGTTGCTGACCTTTTATTCAGTACGGCCTTTTTAGCGTCTCCTTCGGAAAACCATTCTACAGGAATACCTAAACAATCAGACATAGTTTGAACTATTCCAGTTACAATACCTATCATGACTGCTGCCTGAGCATTTTGACTACCGTGTGGTAGTTCTGATACCAAGAAATTGACTTTATGTTTGTCAATGATTGTAAGTAATTGTTGAACTACCTCACTCACTCTCCTGACGGTTTCATCCCCTTTACGTATTCTGCGTTTCTTTCCTTCAGTTGCTGTCTTTATACAACCAATTTCAAGTACTTTATTTTGATCATTCAAGACAGCCCAACCCCAGGCAGTAATACTTGGATCATTCGTTAGAATGACATTCTGACTCATCTTTCTTATTGTACGTTCCATGATTTACCACGAATTAGTAAAACGAATTTTTGTTACCTCTTTTGGGAGTTTCTTAATTAACACTTCAAACCCATTTTCTGACTCGGTTAATATTTCGTTATAGTGTTTCCCTTCTATTAACTCAACCTCTAATTTTTCTGATATGTTTTCCTCTGCTAATTCCCAGTCATCACTACCACAGTATTCAGCGGTTTCTTTTGGTAAACTAACTTTTGCTCTCTTACAAGCAATCAAGACTTTTTTATGATTCTGAAAAATCTTGTCTTTATCTTTCAGTGCTATGAAATTAGTTGATACTGACATATTATTTATCTTTTAGGTTTACGATGACTATCAAATTGTGATTCAATACTTGTCCATAATAATATAACTTCTTGTCGTAATCTTTCTTCCCAGTCATTTTTCTCAACCATGACTATTGATTCCTCAATACTATTCTTGAGTGTTTCGTTACCAAGATAATAGGTCGACTTACTTGAATTGTCTTTAAGAAACTGTAAGTTCTGTCGTATATCATCAATCCCGTAATCAAATATAATGGTAACAGGAGCCTTATGAAAGGGTTTCCAAACGGAGTTTTTAAACACTTCCACTTCAGCATCAACACCAATAACTCTACTAACTTCTTTTCCATGAATCTTTTTCTTTTTTGTTATCTTTTTTACGATTTGTGTCTTTAACCGTACACTTGAATAAAAACCAACAGCCTCTCCACCAGGTGTAGTGTATTTAGGTCCCCAATCACCTCCTCCTACATTGATACGAACTTGGTTACTACACACCATAAGGTAGTTGTTATGAGCTAATATGCGACAGGTCTTTCGTAGTTCCTCACTGAATTCTTTAGCCCTACGCATTCCCATCTTATCCCCTTCATCCTTATCCATCTCTTGTCCTGTTGATAACGCGGCAAGGGAGTCAGCCATTACACCATGAATAGTATCGTTTTTTCCATTAGGACTCCATGCACGTACGGCTTTAAAGACTTCAGGGACTGTGTCAGGTCTACCATAATCTTCTTCTTCCAAGTTTAATCCAAACATTTTAGCAAACTGTTTGTTAAGTCTTGCCTCAGGATCATGAAACATTACCTGACCACCTTTGGCTTGGATGTTACCTGCAATTTCTGATAACAAGACTGTTTTGCCGGAGCCACTTGGACCAAATATTTCAACGAGAATACCTGCTGGCAACCCTCCCCCACGTACACGACCTCCCGATATGGCCAAGTCAAGTAAGGTGGATCCTGTGCTAATGTTGTTGCCGAAGAATTTTCCTTTAAACTCATTGTGTTTTGTTCTGACAGGTCCATTTACCTTCTTTTTAAGTTGATCACTCAATGACGTTGACTTTTTAGTTCGTTCCATTATTCAAAATTAGATAATATTGATTTAACTTGAACCCGTGTCAATCCTTTTCCAAGAAGTTCTTTTTTAATCTCAGTTATGAACTGATTGAAACTTGTTTTTGGATGTAACTTCTTTTTCTTTCTCCATCCAGATTGAATACGTTGTACAATCTGTTCCAGTAGCACTGATTCATCAGTTTTTTCTGCCTCTATCCATGGATCGAGCAATTGTCTTAACAATGCTGATTTGGTAATACCCTTTGATAAGGTATAAAGAGTCAGATAATCATAGACGGATGAGGGTAAATGTACCCCCACCAGTCTAAGCTCCTCCTTATTGCTTGCTTTTAACAGTGTCATTATTTTCCTTTGTTTTTACGTTTGGCTTCTAAGCACTCATCCCATATTTCGCAATCGGCACATTCATCATATTTTTCTGTGTCAATTCCAAATCTGTAACCAGACGGACATCTGTCTTTCTTCTTAGTTTTATTTTTGGTAGTAACAGGTTCATCATCTTCCTCCTCATCTTCCTCCTCTTCATCCTCGTCTTCTTCTTCTTTGACTATTTTTTTAACGGCCTTCCTACGTTGAACAGGTTTTTCTTCCTCTTCCTCCTCGTCATCCTCTTCCTCCTCGTCATCATCCTCCTCTTCCTTTTTCTTTGATTTGGGTAGTGACTTTCTTTTACGTGTCGGTTTTTCTTCCTCTTCCTCCTCGTCATCATCCTCCTCATCTTTGACTTTTGTCAATTTACCTCCTACCTCCTCATCTTCCAATTCGTGGAACTTGGCGTGTAGCTCATCATAACTTAAAATATTGAGCATTTCATCCAAGTTTGGGGATTCATCCAACATCGACCAGTCATATTGTTCATCTCTTTCTTCAAAGTCAATACGACTTGCCTGAGCAAAAGGTTGACTACCTCCAATTGTTTTGGATTCAAAACGTACCTTTAATGATTCCCCCTCATCAAGACTTGGAAAGTTTCCTTTGGATTCATCCTCCTGTAATTCCTCATTTAGTAATGCTTGGAAGTTGTATTGACTTATATCAAACAGATGAACAACTTCTTCAAACTTTTTATGCCCTTTAGGAATTACCAGATACAAGTTTCGGAGTGAAGCTTTTAAAGCATCTGTTTCTTCCTTCTCCGCTTGTTCTTTAATACGTTTAATCCTATATTCACAAATAGGGCATTTCTTACCAATTGAGGTCGGGCAAATAGCTATTTCATTTGCACTACCAACGTTCCTGTGAAGTTTAAAAGGACGTTTGTACCAGGGTTTCCCTACAACGGCTATTCCTAATTCTGCGTTTTTGTCAGGATGTTTTGGATCCGTTACCGTGTAAGGGATGATGTCAAATTTTACTCTGCCACCAGGTTCAGGACTGAAAACACTTAATCCCTTTGTAAGAGATAAGTATCCGTAAGAGGAAGCGGCTTTCTGCTGACGTTGAGCATCACTTGACGTCTTCCCTTTAAAATTGAAATTACTTTTTTTCTTTGTTGCCATCTTCTTTCTGTTTTTGTTTATTATTCATATATTCTGTGAACTTCTTACCTAAAAGCATATCTACCTCTCGAAAGAATCCTTTGGCAAAGAGTCTTCCAAACAGGTAAGCCCCTACTGATAAGGAAACAAGAATCAATATAGATACCACAACATTTTCCATACCATTACTTTTTACGTGTCATTTTACTTGCCACGCCTGCATCAACTTTTTTCTGTTTCTCTTTCCTTTCCCAGGTTATGTCTCTTGGTACTTTTGGTCCTGCAAAGTATTGCTGTCCATGTAATCTTACCAAGTTTTCTAATGCTACTTTTCGTGTGTAGCTTATTTCATTCTTAGCAATCTCAGCAATATCCAGTTCGTATTGGGCTTGTACCCACTTCTCTTTAGCCTCTTTATGACGTTGGGAATTTCTGTAAAATGCTTCGATATCAGCCGCGTTAGGTTTGTCCTTATTACAACACTTAATAGGGTTCTTATTTGCCTGTGCTACAAGCTCTGCCCGTATGACTTTAACTTTCTCGTCTGCCTCAGTTAGTCGTTTACGACATATAGCCCAATGTTTGCCATACTTCATAGCAAGTGAACTTTGTTCTAACCACTCTACATCGAGAGCAGTTTCGTCAATACGTATGTCTGTTTGATAGTCCATCATTATCAGATTTAAGTTCTGTAGGATCAAGTGTTTGGTTATAAGACCATTTCATAAGATCAGTCAATACTGTTTGACTTGGTATTTTACAAATGTTATGATTTAAATAGTCAGCAACAAGTTCATCTAAACTATTGTGTAATGATTGATGTCGTTTCTTATGTTCTGCAAAGTTCATGGATTTTGATTATTTTTTAGTTTTCTTAAAGGTTCCCCCCACACTACTACAGGTTCAGTTAATTGAATTACTTTATCTTCAAGCCAAGCAATATAATCCCTGTCATACTCATCTTGTTGGTATCTGTCAGGAGCCATTTCTCCTGTTTCCTTCTGATATTCAAGTTTTAAATCTGTCTTTGTCATAATCCTTTGGTTTTAATTATTGAATAACACGCATAAACAAGTTGTGGAAATCCACTATCATAAAATGGACTAATAAATTCTTCCAATACTACTCCAGCTTGGTAATTGTCTGTTTTTAATAGTACGGCTTGACAATATCCTAGGACAATCCTTCGTATAGTTTCAGCTTCTTGTTCTTTTAATCCAGCTAATATATGATTGACTGTTTTCCAGGGAGCTTTATTCAGTAAAGCACGACAAAGTTCTATTGCCTGAGAATATTCAAACTGTGCTTGTTCAGCAACTTTGGCTCTGTCTTCTGCTGGAGCATTTAGGACTTGTTCAAGTATCTGTAAAGCGTTTCTTGGCAAGCCCATACTATCACGGATGATGATCTCATATACTTCTTGTTCAAGTTCTTCCTTTTCTCTTTTGACAACATTCTGTAACAAAGACATCATTTCATCTTCGGACAAAGGTTTTACTTGAAACTGACTACATCTACCTTTTATTGTTGATAATAATTTTTGAGGTTCAGTGGTACATAATGCAAAGTAAACTTGGTCAGGAGTGTCTTCAAGTATTTTAAGGAGAGCATTCTGAGCATCATTGGTCAGCTTATGACACTCATCAATAATCCAAAAGGTACAGGCACTTTCTACAGGACAGTATTGACTTTTTTGTATTAGTTCCCTTACTGTGTCAATACCTCTCATGTCAGCAGTATTGATCTCTCTCAAATCAATTCCTTTACACCCTAATTTGTTGGCTATGATTCGGGCTATGGTTGTTTTACCACAGCCAGTAGGACCATGGAGGAGAAAGGCATGAGGTGGGTTTTCCTTTTCTAAAATGGAAGCAAGAGTTTTAATCAAACTGGAATTCCCTTTCAGCCTTTCTAGACTCCGTGGTCGGTATTTCAAATATAAACTCATATTAATATTCCTCTCTTAATGTACTTTTCCAATTAGAATTTAACATTTCTACATATTCATTAGGGTTAAAAAGAACTCTGGACATATCTCTGCATTGTAACCAATCTTTCATCCTGCCATAACTTCTCTTTGCCTTAATAATATGAGGAATAGTAGTGTATTTAACCCCATCAACAAGTAATGTTGGTTCAGAAAAAGTATTTTCAATATAGATATCTACCTTAGTTTTATCAAACATGAAGATAGCTTGAAGATGTGATTGTCTTACTTCTGCCTTCATTACTTTCCTACCTGACATTGCTTTTGCATATACTATATCGTCCTCTTCATCTTCTGATAGATCATTATGTTTCCTTTCTGGTTCTTTAACTTCTGGTACAGGTAATACTTTCAATTTAGCAGTAGAAGGTGCTGGGGAATCTTTCATCCAACGATTTAACGCTTCTATTGTAGAAGGTTCTGGATTGACAAGAATAACATCAATATCATGAACATCCTTCATCGACATTAATCCGTATTCTGCCAAAACGTAAGAGCCTGTAATTATAAAGTCTTTGGCTGGGAACATTGTTCTTAATTTGGAAATGAGTGTTTTCATAATTTAAACTTTTATTTTAACAGTATATTATACAAAAAATAAAATGAATTATTTTACACAAAGAAATATTTATATTCATATTTCTCTTTCTCTGCCCAACTGCCATCTATAGGAGCAAGTTCTATTTCAATATCTAACGGAACTATAATCCAAGACCAAGCCTTTGGTAGATCTTGACAGGTTACTTTGTATGCAAGTTTGATTATATCTTCTAATTCATTAGGATTAATGTCAATTAGAATGGAGTCATGTATCTGTCCAACAAGTTTAGAATCCATTTTGTTTTTTGTCATAACTCTATCTAATTCAATAAAAGACCAAAGTAAACAATGAAAGGCAGCACCTTGAACAGGATAGTTTATTACGTCATTCTTAGACATAACTCCTGTACATTGAAATCCTGTAAACATTTTGACAACACCTGTTTTCTTATACTGTTTCCACCAAAGCTCTTTCCACTTGGCATAATCAGCAAAACGATTACTCCAGAAATCCTTTTCTATCTTTTGTACATGATCGGTAAAGTCATCAAGTGATTTAATTCCTTTCTTTCTAAAATGGTCAGACAATGTTTCTGTTTCTGTTATATCAATACCCTGTCCAGGTCCCCACTTCCCCTGAGGAAGTTTACCCCAACCACAAGCCATTCCTATTGCACAGTTTTTATAATAATCCCCGTAAAACTCTGGAAACACGAATGAGTTTTTTGCTGCCTGTCTTAAAACATAATGAGAGGGTATGTCTTTATCAAAATTGTCAATCATAAACAACTGTTGTGCCATATCCGTATGCATATCTGTCGTAGGATCTTTTATATAACGTAACATTGTCTTATCCTTATGATAACAGGCAGCAATACGTACTTCAAGTCCAGAATAGTCGAGTTCAAGTAACTGATGTCCGGGACGTGGGAACAAGGCTCTCCTAACAATATTCATTGCTTCCTCATCTCGCTTGGGTATATTTTGAAAGTTAGGATGATCTGAACTGGAACGATATGTTTTTACCAAATGTAAGTTAAAGAAAGGATGGATGTATCCATCAATTTGTTCTCTGTCAAATCCTTGTAAATAAGTATCCCGTACTTTCTTAAGTTTTCTTATCCTAACCAAATTAGTTAATTCGGGAATCCCCATCTGACCTAACGCCTCTTCGTCGGTCGCTCCTTGTCCTGAGATCGTTTCTTTTTCTATTTTAATCCCTTTGATCTTGTAGAGGAAATTAGCTAACTGTACATTGGAATGAATATTAACATTCCCTTTTACTGTATGTTGCCAGTGTTTAAAGAATTTGGTTTTCTTGAACTGTTCTTCCAGTTTTTCAATTTCTCTGGTGATATGTTTCTTTTTACCTTCCAGGTATTCCATATCTACCCGAAGCCCTTGTTGTTCAGCACGTGCAAGTGCTAAGATACCATCATGTAACAATTGGTATCCTGAGTACATTTCTGGGTCTAAATAGTTCATAAGACACCATGTTTTTGTCTTATATAAGTTCCCCTGCCACGATTAGATTGTAGTCCTGTCATTGGAAGTATTGATATGTCTCTGGATATCCAGACCATTCTACCATGACTTCTTTCCATTTTTCTTTTTTCTGTTTTATCAGAAGCTTTCCCTGAACGATGCCAATCTTTAAAAACTCCGATTGATCTTAGCATATTAAATTTTTCGTTTTTCATATTAAAATAGTATTGATGCTTTCTTATCCCATGATGTGTACATATGGCCATCCTGATGATAAATCAATGACCTTATATCTTCTGTGTTATTATTTTCCTGTATGCAATATGGCATTGTGGTAACTGCTACACCTTCCATTTCATAGACAGAAGGACCAAAGGACAGTTTTCTTACAAGATTTTCTTCCTTTTCATATGAGTGGAGTGGTTCCAGAAACATAGCCAGTTTTTCCTGATTTATCTGATGTACCTCAATCCATTCAATAGTCTTCAGACTCTTTGCCGTAGTAAGTTCTTTTGTCGGAATAGATAACATTCGGAAGGTTACTTGTTTTATTCCAAGCTGATTACAGTCAGCCAAGAAATCATATCCACTTGGAGGACTCCAGAGATCAGAAAGAACAACGGTAATTCTAATATTTATTCCTAAATCATTGCATAGTTTGTAATGTTTAAAGTCAAACAAATCACCATACTTCTCTACTGAGATAGCTATTGTATTTATTCTCAGATTGTGTAGTTTCATGATTAGTTCGGGAGTAAGCAGGAGTCCTTTGGTTTGTATTTCTAACGGGAAATCGGCAAACATAACACAACAGAAAGTAATAGCATTTATATTAAGCAATGGTTCTCCCTTGGAGGAGATAAGGACACTGCTAACAGATGCCATCTGTGCCATATTAACTGCTTTTCCTATATTTCTACCAAATAGGGAAGTATCTGGTTTTGGATAAAAAGTCATATTAGAAATGCAGTAAGGACACTTCTTGTTACAAGGAGCGTCAATGCAGATTGTTAGGTTATTTGCTGTCATATTAAAATGGTAATAAATTCATTCTTTGTAAGTTTGCTAATCGTAATTCATAAATACTGTCAAGCCCACAGTATTTACATAAAGCTTCTTTACCCCCAGGTTTGTCTAACAACTCAAGGATCCTGTTTTTTGTGTTGGCCCCTTCTGCATCTGATGAACCTAAATAGGAGTCTACGTCACTGGTATAATCAACAATACCAAATTGTACATATACTTGAAACTTTAACCCTGTTATTCCAGGTCTGTTGTCCATTACATGAGTGGCTATCATAGTATCCCATTCCCAACCTTGTACATCCACACCCAATCTTACTTTAGACCAGGTGTGTTCATACTTAAGGTTTTGTGCTACTTTTCGTAATCCAGGGTTAGTTAGGTAATCTATGAAGGGTTGTCTTTTGTTTTTCGTTTTAGGTAAAAGAAAGGCATAAGCATGATTTTCTGTGTCAGCAATTGATATACAAACTATTCTGTGTCCTTCAGCGTGTGGTTTTAAACCTGTTGTTTCATAGTCAAACGCACTTTCATAATTTATTTTACTCAATACAGACAGGTCTTCAATAATCTCTATCTCAGGTTCAACGTATTTGGTTACAGGAACATTATTTTTTATCAAATTAAAAGCATAATCTAAATCTTGTTTCCAAAACAGTTCTTCAATAACACCTCCTTTGTTTTGGAACATTGGGTTATTTATTGCTTTTTCTATGTAATTTGGACTAAATGTAGGGCAAATCCAAGTTTTAAAATCCTGGTCAGGTATCTGAAATCCACGCCATTTACTTATCCCACTTAGATCCTTACGCCACCTGTGCCCAATCAGACTGTACAGGGCAGAAGAACCGAGTACCATTATTAACTTGGGCTTGTACTCCTCTATTGTTTGAAGTACCCGTCTTCGGCAGCAATCGACCTCTGCGTTAGAAGGGGCTCTGTTGTGACCTTGGGCATCTGTCGGACGACAATTTACTGCATTAATATTGACACAATCCTCAAATAAATCAATGTCCAAATCATCGTACATTCTTTGCAACATCTTTCCAGCCTTACCTTGGAAGGGCTTACCATATTTATCATCCACTTCTCCAGGAGCCTCTCCAATATTTAATATCTTTCTTTTAAAGTTACCATATGGAGCCATTCGTGGGGATTGACAATTCCCATATAACCCACAAGATACGCAGGATATTCTTTTACCCTGTGGTCGGGATTTTGATTCTGTTTCCTTTTTTGTAAAGAAGCCTTCCATTATTGTTTCTTTGACTTGGTTTGTCTCAACATAGAAGCATAAAACCATCTTTCCCCTCGGAAAGTCAGTTTATCTTTTGCGTATTTAAATTCACGTGTTTCAGATAGTATTCCTTTTAACAGGTAAGGAGTTATTTCAAATCTGATTAGATCCCCATCATACTTTATTGGAACATTTTCTTTGAACCAACCTGTATCAGAACGGGATTCCATTAAAAATGTCTTGTTCTCGATTGTAATGGATATCTCTTCATCCAATAAATGATCTCTCTTTGAAAAGACTTGAGCCCTTCCCAAAATTTCTTCTGTTGTTTTGGGAAGGATAACTCTAACTCCTTCTTCGGTATAGAAGCCTGTTGTAGGAGGATATTTATCTTCAAATATACGACATGACATAATCGTTTTCTCTTCATTTTTAAAATGAACCCATCCTCTTCCACTTGCTACTTCAATAGGTTTTATCTTAACCACTTCTACTGCGGATATAGAGGGTAATAAAAAAGTGTTTACTGGCATAGGGGAACCTAAATCACAACGGACAATTCTGTAACTGTCACTTGCTTCAATATAACCTGCTTTAGTTACATGAACACAGGTTAAAACTGGACGACTCATGTCTTTAGTACAAACAGTCATAGAAAAAGCAACATCATGTACAAAGTTTTCTGGTAGGGGATGCCATTGGCTTTTCTCTGCTATCTCTTCCTTCAATGGAAGTTTAATTTCTGTTTGTAACAGAAGACCTGCCTTAGCTTTTTCTGAGGTAAGTACAATTTCGTTATCCACAAGTTCAAGTTCTATCTCTTCCTTTTTTATCTTGGTTAAGAACTTGTACAGGTTCTCAGCCAATATAGCCCCTTCAAGATTTAATCCTTTTACGGGATGGGAAATACTTATCTCGTCATTGTAAGTAATGACCCTGCCCTTTATGAAGGCAAAGGAAGTTGACTGCTCAATCTGTTCTTTGTTGGCAAGTCCTGGCTTTACAATTTCCAAAGCCTTTTGTAATTGATCTTTGTTTACTATCATATTTATGATTTTTTAGGATACATATAAAGTTTCAAATCATTTGCTAACCTTGATTTAGTACTATGAAATTGTCCTGTTTCATGTGCTTTGGATTTTACAGCCAACCTATCCAATACTCCTTTCTGATGTCTCCAAGTTAGAAAATAAAGGTTCTCAGGAATATCAGCAAATCTACCTATCCAAAATTGTTTTGTTTCAGTCATTATTATGAAATGCAGGTTTAAGATTGATACACTATGCAATATGGCTTTTATTCTTGCTTCAGGTACTGCATAAGTCATCATACCTCGAACTGTTTCAGTTTCCAAGTTAAGTCTTGGAATATCAGTAACATCATCAATAGTAGGTCTTACAAAGGGTTTCATCAATAGTATGGGGGATTTTCTACCCCGTTCCTGTACCATTAGAAAGAACCCTGAAGTTTCATGTAAGAATAAATCCTTGGGAGGAATACTTGGTTTGCCCTTACCCTCTTCATAATAAACGTTTTTTGTTCTTACTTTTTCTACTTCCTTATAATTGATTAACTTACCCTCATATCCAAACTTTTTTAATTCTGGAAGGAGTATTCTTTCTACATCTTTCTTTAATGTAGTTGTTCCCTGATTAGTAATTCTCTCTGACTTGGGAATGTCAAATAATGGAGTAATTGGAAGAATTGTCCTTTTCATTTTGGTTTTCTTGTTCTTTTCATTTCTTTAACATATAAAAGTACCTCCTTAAGGGGAGGAAATATTCTAGGCAGAGCGTCTGCTTTTGACACAAACCCTGCCCAATCGACTTCATCATTTGGTTTAAATCTTAATTCAATATGTTCTTTTGGATATGCCAAAAAGTATAGAACGGATTTCTTACTGTTTGGATACCAAATTTGTCCTGCACAAAACGTATCACGTTTATCAATTCTTACACCTGTTTCCTCTTCTGTTTCCCGTATTGCAGTATCCCAAGGAGATTCCCCAGGTTCAACAATCCCTTTAGGTATAGAATATGTTCCCCACCAGGAAGCGTTCCTAGGATGCACCAACAATATTTTATATCCCTGTAGGACAATTAATCCTGCAGACAGGTATGATCTCATTTCATATACTCTTTAAATATTTTGTTATAAATACCATCTGTCATGTATGCATAGCTGATTAATATATCATGAGCAGGTTTTACAGATTTGAATATGTCCAAGTGCGTTATTGTTGACACTCCCATATTCATCCACCAGTTTATTTTGCCAGTTATTTCTTCTTTCCAGTAATCATCCTCATCAACAAACGGTCTTGGATAAATAGGCATCCTTTCTTTCAAATGATTCCACATGATAAGATTCCATTTCATCCTTATTTCCCAACTGTTTGCCAATGTTTTTATGTTTGGATCGGAAGGATTTACTAAATTAAATCCAGGAAGTTTTGGAGGTTTCCTTGCTTGTTCTCCTTTCTTACCTCTTCTATCATGCTTTTCCTGACCTGTTATCTGACCAAGTTCAAACCCATGTTCAGTAAACATTTTTTCATAGAACTTTTTATTTCGTACAGGAACATTTAGATAACTGTTTTCCATATTATCCTTATGATCCCCCTGGTCTGATACCTTATTAATGGACATATTGAAGTAGGAAGGGATTCCTTCACTGTTCAATTTAGGTAAAAGGATGCTTCCCCACACGGCTGATATTACAGGAGTAAAACTGTCAACGGAGTACCAGGGATAGCGTACCATCATTGGTATTGCCGTTAATCCTAATCCATGAACTTTTACTATCGGGTTTCCATTTTTGTCAACAAAGTATTTTTTCCATAGAGCAGACAGTCCCATCAAACGTTGTGAGGTGTTTAGGTTTGCTATTGCCCCTATACCTACATAGTCAGTCCGTTCAAGATATTTGCGTAACCACACTTGGTTTGTTCCCATATGATAGATAGGAATTGTGTCAATCCCTTGCTTTCGGAGGTACATCCAATTAAGAAAACTTTGTTTTGCAGTAGTAACTACATCCTTATCTTTGGACTTATCCCTACTTTCTTTCATACCTGAGCCAATAGAATCCAAATTGAAACAACCTGCAAATAGATGACCATGCTTTTTTATGAATTCGGCATATTCATCTATGTCAATAGTTTTTCCTTTTCTGAATGCTGTGTAGGCACCAGAGTCTAAGATTACAGTTGGTTTTTTCATTGTTGCATATACTTTGCTAAATCTTCATAGAATGTTAGAGAACGTTTTTCTGTCAGTAATTGTGGTACTGGTAATTCCCCACCAAGAGCCTTAATCAAAATGGCAATTAATTCGTTTATACTATTATACAAATAATTTTTGGGAATCAACTCGGGATAACTAAAATGATTTGGGGCAACAGGGATACAGTCATTCATTATAGCGTCAACAATTTGATAACCGTATGTTTCCTCCTTTGCAGTAATCAATAATACTTTAGAGTATGACAGGGCATCATAATAGGAAGCCCAGTCAGTAGGTTTAGGATTGAATATTTTACAATGAAATGCTCGTTTTACCTCCTCCTCTATTTCTTTCGTTCTTTTCTGCATTGTATCTCTTGCTACACTTATGATTGGGAATCTCTTTTCTTGTTTATGCACGCTGGAGGAAAACGGAGGTTTTGGGAGTCCTGTAACAATAATATTTTTCCATCCTAACTTGTTAGCATGATAGTTTGATCCTACAAAGATATGTTTGAACAATTTAGCAGTAGTTTTTTCAATAGGATATTTTAATTGCCTGTCTTTGGCAAAATAATCATATGCGTTTCTACTTGTAGCATGACAGATGGCAAAACATTTCTTTGGTCTGTTATGAAACAGTGCTTGTGTGAACAACCCAGGATAACTTAAATCATTGAGTAAAAGAACATCATCATCTTTAAAATTGAAAGTACTCAAAGAACTTATTTGATATAGTTCAAATTCTAAGGCTTCGTTTATAGGTGCAAATTTACTACTATCCATTGTTGTAAGGTACCCACTTTTAGAATATGTTCCTAAACTAATCACTTCGTCAAAGTAATTGATAAAATTGTTAGGGAATTCTGAAAACCACCATTCCTGATATCTCAATCTGGTGGGGTACTGTGGCACTAAAATAAGTCGTCCCATTTCAATATCCATTTATTATATCCTTCAAAAAGGAAAAATTTATGTTCGTATGCCCACAGGTCCTTTTTAGTAGGATACAACTTGTTTAGGCATTGACGTTTGATTGCGGGCTGTGTCACCTCATGAATATAAGGAGCGGACATAGTAGTACTATAAAAAACAACTTGCCTGTGCTGCCTTAGAAGGCTCTCCCCAAGTGAACCTATTTCCCTGTGTTTTGGGTGTGCCTCAAAGTATGGGTCTGGAAACAGGTATGTTATATCAAGTGATCGGTAATAGTCCTCATCTTCAATAAGACCTTTACCGAATGAAAAATGCTCACTTGATTTCTCTGCTTCTTTTAATGTTGATTCGTCAGGGAAAAGAACAGTTCTTACCAAACCTGTAGCTAACAATTCATAACAACCGATAATCTCATCATCGGCGTGTGGTGCTATGATTACATATTTCATACACCTGTAGACATTTGTAACAGTCCATAGAATTCAATACGACATGAAGCATGATTCATAAAGTCCCCATGTAAAGAGGAGATGAAACATTTGTCAACGTAGAAAACAACTGCTACACCTTCTGCTTTGGGATAGTAATCATTTAGTTCTTCAGTTAATCTTCCTGCTAAATTACGAAGGGTTTGAAGGTTATTTACCCAACCATCCTTAGCATAATCTTTCATAAAGCCTTGAATAAATGTGTCAAGGTTTTCCAAGTTATCATCGGTAATCAAACCAACGTAGATCGGGAAGCCCCAATGAGTGTACTTCCTGATCAGAAGTGGACTATAATGCTTGTCCACTAATTTCGTAAAAACTTTATCACTCTCCATAACCAGTAAATATTTGTTCATTTTTAATACCTAATACTTCTGCTTGAATTTTAATCAGTTCTTTGGACATCCCAAGCAAAGGAGCCTCAACTTTTACAATCATACTACCATTGATAGACAATAGTTCATTAACTTTGTACACCCATTCTTGGTAACAGTCAGGGAACAGTTTCTCTCTGTCCTCATAATTAGCACCATACCATATAAGAGGTACTTCCATACTCTCTGCTATGCCTGCCGCAATTGATACAAACATAAGATTTCTAGAAGGTACGTGATGTACATTAACTCCTTCATAAGTTTTCTTGACATCCATTAGGTTAGATTGAAATGGTACTGCTAAGTAAACCACAACCCAGTCAACATCATTATCCTTACAGATCTTTTTTGCATATTCCAATTCTACTACGTGTTTCTGACCATAGTCAAACATAACGCAATATGGAACCAGTCCATGTCTCAATGCTATTTTCAGTAACAGAGTACTGTCAAACCCTCCACTAAAAAGGAGAATCAAATCGTAATGTTTTCCCATATTATTTTAAGAACCAGTCCCTCTCTGGTAAAAAGTTATTGATTTTTCCTTCGCACTGTGGCATAAGGAATCTTTTGTGATTAAATTCTTCAAATTTGGTAAACCTGTAACCAACTCTTTTATGATAAGGATTCCCAAATTTAATTCTTTCCTCTAACTCAAATCCAAACAAGTTGATCCATCGAACAAAGTTGTCTGGGTTTACCGTTTGAGGCAGAGGCATCGTGGAATATTCCACAACATCAGTAATCAAATTACCTCCTTTATAGAGTATATGATTAAATTCAATCAATGTTTCTGGTAAACTTCTTACAAAGCAAAGCACTCCCCAACAAACAACAACATCAAAAGAATTACCTTCAATGTTTTCACTCCAGCCTTCAATAGTATCAACTGTTTTACGTTGTGGGCAGGGTTCTAAGTCAAAGATTTTAGTGTTAGGAGGAAAAATAACTCGTAGATCTGCTTGACCTGCACCAACGTTCAATACATGTCTTGGTATGTCATCTGAATCCAATTCTCTCATGAGATCATCGGTGTTTAGCAAACGTATCATTTCCTTTCCACCACTAACGAATCCATCATAGATGTCATCGTTTTGATACTTATCATTAAACTCATCTTCTAAGATGGTTTTGTTGAATAATTTGATTGTTTCTTCATTAAAACTTTTCATTCAATTTTTCTTTTACTCCATTTATCTTTCGGAATATGTTCTCCAGCATGCTTAACAAATACTTTTTCACCCATGCTAGGATTGGTCTCTTCCCAAAAATGATACATCCAGGGATATGACCAAGCACAACCAGGACATTCCATTGCATCCTGATACACTGCCTCTTTCCAATCACAATTACAATCTTTATTGGCTAAATCAAATATTGTAATTTTTGGAGAATACCTGCCTCTTCTGTAACCACAACAACGCAGATGACCATCGGAATCAACAGTAGGTCCACCATAGGGATTACCTTTGCAATGCCAACCCATATTGATTAACATTTTTACATCTTGACTGAGAAACTCTGGATTTTGTACCAAGTGTTCTTCATCATCCATTACTTCATTTAGATAATACCTTACTTGGTGTTCATCCCTTCCGGTAAATAGTAAATCATGAATTTCCTCAGGTTTTGGGAAGAAATCATACCCACCGTCCACGTTCCAATGTATGAAGTTAATCCCAACAAAGACACCCATCACTGATAACTTGTGTACGAGTTCAGGTAGGTATTTAATGTTCTTTTTATGAACAGTTATCGTACCTTGTGTGTCAACGTGTGGGTATTCCCTTTTTACCCAGGCAAGTCCTTTCAAAGCAGACATTGACTTTTCATATGAATCATCCTGTACTGCCTCTGGAAGAGGTGGGTAATCCACTCCGCAGGACAAATTATCTATACCTGAATCAAAGAAAGATCTTCTGTGAATACTAAACAAGGGTTCTGGACAGGTGGTATAGAGAGCATAGGGAACTTTATTTTCTTTCATTATATCTATAAGGGCTCCCCCCAATATCCAGGTTTCATTACCTAAGATGAGATTAAAGCCTACACCCAGTTCATGCAAGATCCTAAACGCTTCTCTCCATTCCTTCCAAGTCAATTCTTCTCCTACTCCTACGGCATTACGTAAGGAACAGTATTCGCAGTTCCTTGGACACCTTCTTGTCAAATAAGTAAGTGAGTTTATCATATTTTTAGAAGTTGAAGAAGTTCCATTCTCACTATCTCATCTTCTAAGAACGTACCTTTTAGGGATGACGTAATCATAGTTGACTTTTGTTTATTGACTCCTCTCATACGCATGCACATATGAGTAGCTTTAATGATACAGGCAGCACCCTTTGGTTGTAGATAATCCATAAGAGCATCAGTAACTTGTTCACCAATCCTTTCTTGTATTTGTAACCTTCTTGAAAACGCTTCTACCAAACGTGCAAGTTTGGATAAACCAATAACTCTTTTGTCCGGCAGATAAGCTACGTGTACTTTACCAAAGAAGGGTAACATATGATGCTCACACATTGAAAATAGTTCAATGTTTTTACATATCACTACTTGGCTGTAACCGTTTGTATCAACAAATGTAGTGAACATGCCAGGTACATCCATTGTGTACCCGGCATATATTTCACTCCATGATTTAACGACACGGCAGGGAGTTCCTTTCAAACCCTCTCGGGTAGGAGCCTCTCCTAAGTCATATAGGATCTGAGTTATTAAATCCTTACTCGATCCCATCCTCGGTTACTTTGAGCTTACCAAGGAATTTAGCGTCCTTACTGACGCGGAACTTAACGTGTGATTTGATGGTTGTTAAGGAAGTTTTCACACCCCTCTTTTTGGCTTCCTTCTCAATCTTCGCAAAGATCTCATCCCAGTTCCCTCCGGCTTTCACGGTGTTGTCCATAAACTGTGCCATTGATCCTTCTTTTTTGAAGCTGGGCTTTACTCCTTTTGGAGGACCACCGGCTCTTTTCTTTTTAGGAGCTTCCTCTTCCTCTTCATCCTCGTCTTCGGCTTCCTCATCATCCTCTTCTTCTTCCTTGGCTACCTTTTTGGGAGCGGGTTTACCTTTCTTTTTGGGAGCGGGTTTTTCTTCCTCTTCCTCTTCCTCTTCCTCTTCCTCTTCCTCTTCCTCTTCCTCCTCCTCCTCGTCATCAGGTTCAGTGTATTCAGCATCATCCTCCTCTTCTTCTTCCTCCTCTTCTTTCTTCTTTTTGGTAGCGGGTTTTCCTTTTTTACCCTTTTTAGGAGTAAGTTCATCAATCACAGCCTGGGTAGCTTCAGTGAACTCATCGTCAGGATCTATCTTGTCAATAGCCTCGACAATTCCTTCCGTAACGGTTTTCAAACTTCCCTTAACAGGGATCTCGGGATCAAGTCCCATAACGTCATTCAACTCTGCTGCGGCTGTACGCAACTGCTTTTCATTAACCATGTCATTCAAATTTAAAGTTTAAGAAATTAATAAAAAAAACAATAGGACATATTATACAAAAATTTGCTAGGTTCACGCCCGTTATACCCCAATTTTTTTATCCCACAGCGCAATATGTTCACGGGAACAGTATCTTACGTTGTGTTTCATAGCTATTTCAACAACTCTTTCTCTGTTAAGAAGTAACTTTTCACGAGTCTCTGCCATAGGCATCAAAATAATTTGACTCTTCATTATAAAACCAGGGTCTATAAAATTATCTTGAATCTCTTTCCAATCTTCTTCTTTATCTACAACAAACTTAAACCAGGAATTTGGTAATGTAGCAACCATTCCTATTGCTAATGCATTATACCTTAACTTAAAAGGAACTCCACTGTTAGATAACTTTGGTGAGTTGTTCCAACAATCCATTAATGCAATTATTTCTGGTAAAGGTTGTATGACACACTCATTCTCTATTTCAATGAATGGAAGAAATTTATATGTCATTTCAAAGAAATTAAGGAACCCTATAATCTTATCCTGTTGTAATAATGGACTGCCCCCTGTAAACACCAAATGCTGTCCTTCATATAATTTCTGAGGTAACTGATGTTGTTCCAATAAATTATACAGTTCATTATATGACCAAGCGGTTCCGTACCTCCAAACTGCATCTGTGTCACAATAAATGCAACCTAATGTGCAACCTTGTAGCCTAATAAAGGAAGCAGGTGCTCCAATACATGGACCCTCTCCCTGTATGGTGTCAGAGTAGAATTCTGATATACGCAAGAAATTCCCTCCATTCTTTTGGAAAGTGTTTCTTGTCTTATGATGATCTGCGGGTATAATTTGTGTAGCCATATTAGTCGTGATCAGGTGTGTAACGTGCTGTTGTCTTTGGAGTCTCACTTACTTCAACTGCAACAAGCGTTGGAAAATCCTTCTTAAATCTTTCAAAGATAAGTTTTGCTAAGTTCTCAGCAGTTGGATTAACTAATCTAAGAGTAATATCGTTTAAATGACGATGATCAAGTTGCAAATCAATAAATTGTTTGATAGGTTCTAATTTTCTGTAATCTACAACAAACCCTACATTATCCAATTTTTGTGTTTGTAACTCTACCGTAATCACGTAATTGTGTCCGTGAAGGTTTGAACAAGGATGTTCCTTTGGAAGTCCTTTTAAAGAATGACTTGCACTAAAATGAAATTCTTTTCTAATTGTGTACATGATTTTTAAGTTTTAGTTATCAGTAATTTCCCAATGAGTTTCCTTCTTATCTGGTGTTTGTGTAAAATGGATTGAAAAAGTTCTAAACAATAATCCACCTGATCTTTGCTTATCTTTTAATAGAGTAAACCAAGCCTCCCCTTCGTCTGGATCTTTCTGACCATGATCCACGATCCTGTAGATGTTGTGTGCCATCGCCCCCATGGCGGACGCCCCGCGGAGTCCTCTTTTCGCGTCTTTTCCTGAGTGATGCAATAGTAAACACGCAACACCTAATGCCCGTAAATCACGCAGAAGAGGATTAATCTTATTACTCCATTCTGAATTACTGTTTTCATCTTCTAATCCAAACAAAGTACTTGCACTGTCTAACACTACCAATTTATATTTTGGATGATCTGTTAACCATTTTAATATCTTCATTTGATTAACTCTTGCCGACAAGGTAAAGGGATCTTCAGTCTCCACTTGATACTCTGGTACAGAAAGAACTCTTATCCTGTATGCTCCATGTTGTCCTCCAATCCATCTGTACTGATCCAGTCTTTCTTTCATTTCAATTAAACCTAACTCCCCGTCAATGTATAGACAGCCCACTTGTTTCTTAACCTGCCATTTTCCTATTTGACTACATTCACTTTTATAATCTTTTAATCCAACTAAATAACCAATCAGGATTGTGAGTAATGATTTACCTGTCCCAAAGTCCCCGTAAAGAATTGTGGTTTGCCCTTCACGTAACCAAGGTTTCAGTATTATAGTTGGCTGTACTATTTCTTTATCTTCAATTTGACCTATGTCAAGTATGAAATCACCTATGTTAATCTTGGTACCACCCAGTGGTTTAAATTCAACAGCTAATTTCTCCGCTTGTTCAATTTGTCCAGCAAGACGTAATGCTTCAACCTGTTCATTGTATATAGCAAGGTGTCTGTCATTCAAATATTTGATAGCTTCTTCAATTGAGTATTCTATATTGAATTCTGTAATTTCAAA